AAGGACGCGGACCAGAACGCGACCCTGATCCCCTCTCCGGACCTGCCTGAGTCCACAGAGCGCACGCTGGCGGAGATTGGGTTCGGCAGCTTACAGGCTGGGCTGGACTTCGTGTGGGGGCATCCTGGGATCGATAGCGTGCGGCCGAGTGATGAGTTCGAGAAGTTGGGACTGCAGCGCCAGCGTGAGGGCGAGAAGATCGAACGCAGGTGGGTTGAATCCTGGTTGCGGAGCGAGTGATGGGCGCCTACTACTCGGAGTTTGACCCATTCAAAGCCGCATGGCTGCGTGAACTCATCAAGCGCAACCTGATTGCACCCGGAGTGGTGGACGAAAGGAGCATTGCCGATGTCCGAGCAGACGAACTTATGGGATACACCCAGTGGCACCTGTTTGCCGGAATTGGCATCTGGAGTTACGCCGCAAGACTCGGAGTTCATCAAAGCGTATCTCGAAGCCCGAGGTTAGTGCATGACCAACAACCCCAAACTCGCCTCCGACCTCCTCTTTGAAGCCCTCATGGTTGCAGCGCTTGAGGTTGCGCACGACGACGAAACCCAAGCTGAGGCATGCGTAGAGCGCTGGCTTGAGCGTGCCATCCAGATGGACTTGCACAGCAGGTTCCCGAATGCGGCGCAGGCATGAAGCCCTTTGCGTTGGAATCGCCCAGCCCGCCAGCAGGCTTTCACTCGTCCGAGTGGAGCACCCCGCCCACACTATTTCAGGCCCTCGATGCAGAGTTCCACTTCACCCTCGACGTATGCGCGACCGCAGATAACGCGAAGTGCCCCAAGTTCTTCACGTTGGAGCAGGACGGACTCAAAGAGGATTGGGGCCGCGAGACGGCTTAGTGTAATCCCCCGTATGGGCCGGGGCAAATCAAGCGGTGGGCGCGCAAAGCGTGGGAATCATCGAAGCTTGGAGCCACAGTCGTCATGCTCCTGCCCAGCGACACTGGAACTACGTGGTGGCACGACTACTGCGCGAAAGGCGAGTTTCGCTTCATTCGTGGACGGGTGAAGTTTGGAGGTGGGTCTGGCTCCCCCACCTTCGCCAGCGTGATCGTCATCTTTCGTGGGGTGCAGGCATGAGCCCACACGCCTACCTGAACTCCACCGGCCGCCACTCTCACCCCGCAGTGCCGTGCATGAAAGCCCACTTCGACTCCCGGCGCCACGCCTTGAAGTTCATCAACGAGATGCGCAAGAACAACGGGGGAATCAGCGCAGCCGAACGTCCAGGCAGCTTGTACCCGTATCGCTGCACACTATGTCCGAGGTCCCCGTGGCACGTTGGGCATACACCACGAAAGCGCAAGAGCCTATAATCCTTGGGGAAGGGGTAAGGGGATGGGGAGTGCGCACTTAGATGCAGCCACCTACCTCCACAACCGCCCGCAGAAAACCCCTCGTGATACTATTCTTCTCGGTTGTACCGATGCACCCAAAGGCAGTATGAGTAGAGACTTTGCCGCAGCCATCGACGAGCTGCGGTAGAGTTGCGAGCCTGGCGCCACCTGGCCGAATGCGTCGAGTAAGAGCGGAGCCACCCCTAAATGAGCATATCTGGCGCGTTGATAGCAATGGCGTTGAGTGTGTGCGCAGGGATGCTGGCTGGGTATGGGATTGGTGTGGCGCGGTTTGCACCATGGATGCGCAACCATCCCGAGGAGACGATAGAGCGATGAGTGAGCACATCGAAGTCTCCGGTGGGAAGCGTGCGAGCAAGAGCGCGCAGATGTGGGATGAGGCTCAAGCTAAAGCAGATACAGGCATGGCTGTGCTTTGGGTGCAGCAATCTGGGATGATCTGGGTGCAACCGCGGCTTGAAGCGGTGGATGCGGTGCTGGCGAGGTTGGAGGCAAGTTGCTAGCTAACCCGGCCCGAGTCTTCAATCGCCCCAAACCCCTGATTTCCAAGCCATACGAGAGGCGCACCGTGTGCGTACTCCCTGCCCACCAGTTCACGGTCATGCACTGCGGCACGCACACCCACTTCACCCGGGAGAAGGTGCAGGACTCGATTGCACGCGGGGAGATGGTGTACCTGGATGCGCTGGGCAGGCCAACCGGCCGCAGGACGAACACGGCAGGGTTCACCGACAAAGCGGCGGGCACCTGGCAGAAGACGCGCTCGGGCCCGGTGTGCACGATGCAGATGATTGTGGGGGAGAAGGGGAGAAGGATTCCCGCAACTCAAAAGGAGGTTGTAGAATTGTAGGAGTGCGGCCATCCCGCACGGCACCCGTAGGAGGGTGACATGCCTAAACGTGTTGTGAGACACGCCGTTGAACAGCCGCAGGATCAGAGTATCCGGCGAATCCCGTTGACGCAAGGCCAACACACGACCGTCGATGCCTCGGACTACGATTGGCTTATGAGGCACAACTGGCACGCGAGACGGAAGCAGTGGGGCTTTTATGCCACGCGGAATGTCCCCTTGCCGGACGGACGACAGACTACGGTTGACATGCACAGAGAAATACTGGGGTTGAAGTTTGGGGCTACTCCCACTGGCGACCACATCAATCGAGACACATTAGACAACCGGCGGGCGAATCTACGGTTGGCCACGGCTAGCCAGCAGGTGATGAATCAGGGCGTCCGCGTCGATTCTTCTACGGGCTACCGAGGTGTGACGCAGAGAGGCAATAAGTGGCGGGCAAAGATCAACCTCGACGGGAAGCAGATAAGTTTGGGGTATGGATCGACGCCCGAGGAAGTTCATGCGCTCTATCGCGCAGCGGCAGAAAAGTATTTCGGGGAGTACGCCGGCGTGCAGGTGTAACATCTGTTACATGGCAACTCTCAATCTTCGCGGTATCAGCCAAGAGCTTCACCAGGCATTGAAGGTTCGCGCAGCCGCAGAGTCGGTCTCGATCCAATCCCTTTGCGTGAGGTTCATGTGGCAGGGTCTGGAATACGAGGCCACGGTCGACAAGATGTCGTTTGGCACGGCTGGTCACAACTCAACGCGAGTAGGTGTGGGTTCGCAACCCAAGCCAGCCCCTAAGTCAAGCGGGTTCGAATCCCGCCCATCTGGCCCGGATGGAGGCTCGCTGGTGCGGGAAGGCAGAGCGACTGCCAGGGTAAAGACCGAACGTATCGCCACCGGCGCAGCGGGCAAGGCGCTGGCAAGCCGGGCGGTAAAGGTTCTACTGGAGAAGCGACCGCACCTCAATCCAGTCTGCCCATCCTGCGGCGCGCTCAACGGGATGCACTTCAGAGGCTGCAAAGCATGATGTCCTAGCCTGTCCAACTTCTCACCAGACGCACCTAGGCCCTGCCACGAGGGGGTTTTAGCATGAAATTGCAGCGCAAGCCTGTAATCCAGCCAATGTGGAACGAACCCGACAACGCCCCGGAAGCGCGGGTGCGGCACCTGGATGAGCTCGTGGATATGCGCGCACACGCCAAGCGGCTTGAGCATTGCGAACTGCCGGCAGGCTTCCGATTGGTCACCCCGACCCCGAAACAGGCCTGGGTCGACCACCAGATGGTCTGGGTGTTCGTGCTGGGCTGGGCGCCGGTCGACTTGCAGGGCAACCGCTGGTGCGAGGACAAGTATCTGTCGGTCTGCCGGTATCACCAGGCCATCCCCGACGAGATCCAGATGGGGTGGGCGATTCAGGACTTCCAGCGCGAACTTGAGTGTGCGGAGGTAGTCAAGCCGCAAAAGCGGGCAGCGTGAACCTCGGAGGCGTGTTGTGGCTTCTGTTCCTGGCGGCATGGGTCGCTCTGCTGGTGCGGGAGTACCGCAAGCGCGTAAACGTGGACGACGAGGAAACTGCCCCGAGGAACTCAGCGACCTCAACCGGCGGAGCATCAAGCCCTACTCCCACCTCCAACGGCAGGAACGAAAGGCCGTTCGGGACCGACTGAGGTACAAGGGCATCAAACCGACGCGCCGGCAGTGGATGACCTGCGTAGTGGTCACAGCGATCGAGATTCCCAGTTGGGCACTCGAGCGTGCGCACCCAAAGATGAGCCAGTCCGAGCGGCATGTCTGGTTCGCAGGTCGGCCCAGGCGTCCGGCAAAGACGTTGATTGGGCTGGACAGGGATGCAGGTGGAGACCCCGAGGTTGTAACGGTCGAGTGGCGGCCGTGCCCGGTATGTGGCCGGATTCTGCTGGCGCTTGAGGCAGAGGACCGGCGTAAGTTGGACGAGACACGCGGGGGTTTGCAGATGCCCTGCGGTGCGGAGTGTGGCAGTACCGAGGTGGCACCCAATGCAAAAGCAATGCGCAAGTGACAACTGTGAAGAGATGTTCGAGACGATTGGCGCTCGCAAGTTCTGCGACCTCCACACCCCTGCAAAGAAGAAGGGGAGCGGGAAAGCCAAAAAGGTACAGTCCGACGCACTTGAAGAGGTGACGGTGGTCGGCATCGACCTCAGCGAGAAGCAGTTAGACCGTCTCTGGTCAGCTTGCACGATCGAAGAGAAGGGGTTGGCCGTGCAGACCATCCTCGATTACCAACGCACCGAAGAGTAGCACCCGGAGGCACTACCGATGGACAACACCGAAGTTGAAGCAACCCGAGGCCCAGCACTGGCCAAGGAAGACCCTCACCCCTACGAGCGCGACGATGCGCTGAACGACCGGCTCTACAACGTCAGCCGCAAGGTGGACCGCATCCTGAACCGGGAGTCCGTCGAGAACCATGCGGCCATCCTCGGGTTTATCCAGGTGTCCGGCCAGCGGCGGGCGCACGAGTACGAGCTCGACAAGCAGAAGACGGCCAATGCCCAGCGTGACGCAGCGATGGAAGCGGCACGCGAGGCGCAGCGGCAAGCCCGGTTCGGCCCCGGCTAGGAGACTGATGAAACTAAAGCGGCTTGCGGCGGTTCTGGTAGCGGCACTCACCTTATGCGGCACAGGACTCGCCCAATTCGCCACCATCACCGGCACGCTGCAAGGCTCGAACGGCATGCCAGCCCAGAACTACATTTTGAGCTTCCAACTTTCGCAGTTTGGGTACGTCGCCGGAACCGGCGTGGTCTTGAATGTTGGAACTTATTGTGCGACGTCGACCGATGGGAGCGTGGTGGGCGTCCCAAACCCCCTCCAGGCCCCACCGGTCACAACTGGCTTTACCGGCACCCTGCCGCCTGCGAACTACTACGTCAAGTTCGCCTTTTACGATGCAGCCGCGCACGTTACGCTGGTCTCCCCTGAACGAGTGATCAATCTGGGGTCGACGGGCCAGATTCAGGTTGCAGCACCCTTGAGCGGCATGCCCGCCGGCGCCACCGGGATGAAGGTCTACATCTCGACCGCGCCCAACACCGAGACGTTGCAGGGCACGTCAGTCGGCTCGGCAGCCTACATCCAGTCCATTCCCCTGGTCACCGGCGCCGCGGTCCCATCGAGCAACACCACCCTCTGCAAGCAGGTAGCGAACGACGCGATCTGGCCCACCGGGACCGGCTACACGGTTGCGTTGACTGATACAGGCGGCAACACCCTGCCCGGCTACCCGATGATGTGGCAACTTATGGGCCCGAACACGACCATAGACCTTTCGACCGGCTTGCCCTACTACCACGGCACGGTCTACTTTCCCACGCCGATCCTAGCCAGCCCCCTCAACCATGCCTTGCAGACGATCTCCGGACCGCTCGGGCTCTCAGGTTATGACCTGAACAACGTGGGAGCAATCGGCGTGGGGACCTCTCTCCCTGCGTGGCCGATCGATGTTGAGAACGGCCTGATCAATACCAACCTGGGGTACCTGGTCAACGGCGCTGGGCCGCTCAATCACCTCCTGTGCGGGGATGGCACGGAGTTTGTAGACTGCGCATCGGTTCCCGCGGGCGCGATTTCCGGCCTGTTCTACCAGACGGTGCAGACCAACACGACGCCTGTGACGCAAAGGCAGGCGCTGAACTTCTCCCCGCGGTTCAGTCTTACCGATTCAGCGTCACCCTCGCGCACTACCGCAGACCTTGCCACAACCGCTGTGTCCCCTGGCAGTTACACCCGCACCAACCTGACCGTCGACGCCTACGGCCGTATCACCGCAGCCTCGAGCAGTTCCAGCAACTTTACCTCGGTGCAGACTGACGTCACCGGATCTCGAGCCTTTGGGGGAGGTCCGTACACCAATAGCAGCGGGGCACCGCTCGAGGTGGACGGCTGGCTCACGACGACCGCCGGCGGCGCGGATGGCAACATTACCTGCACCAATGGGCCATCGACCGGGACGGAGAATCAGGTCTTCCGAAGCAACCCGACAGCCACCGATGCAGGCGGCAACGCGGCCTTTCACCTCCCGGTGCCCTCGACTTGGAAATACCAGTGCACCATCACCGGGACTATGAACGGTGTCATAGGCAAGTGGTTCGAAACAACTCACTAATCTCAAACCCTCAAGGAGCTTCCACCATGCGCAATCGCATTCTTGCGTCCATCCTCGGGCTCGTCGGGCTGCTCACGGCTCCGGCAGCCTTCGCCCAGAACTCGGTTAGCCGCACTCCCTTCAATCAGACGCAGTACTATGCGACCGATTACGCGCAGTGGGCGATCCGCGGCCAGTCGGCAAACACCTACCTGTTCTCCCCTGGCGGGCTATGCAACGCCTCGGCCTCGGGTGGGCAGTTCTACGTGTTCAACACGAACGCGCCGGTGGCTATCATCGATGCGACCCCGGCAAACTCTGAGATCGTGACGCCCTCGACGGTGACCAATACGGGAAGCCAGTGCGGATTCACGGCATCGCCTGCGAACAATCACTACTCCTTCAACGTGATTTCCGGTACGGCTGGCCTGCAGGAAGCGATCAACTCGATCTCCGTCCTGCCGACCAACTACCCGGCGCTGGTCATCCTGGACCGCAACTTCTTCACGACCGCCGCGTCTCTGCCTGGTGCCCCAACGGGAGGCTCGATCGTCGCTTCGGTCACAGGCACGGCTGGCGTTATCCTCGAAGACGTCACCTCGGCGCCGGCGAAGTACTACGCATGGAATGGAACTGCCTATGTCTCGGTTGGAGCGACTGGTGCCTTTGCAGCGAACTACAAGGTGACGTCGAACACGGTTCTGACGGTTCCTACGGCAGTCTCGACGGCTGCGGCTACCAATGGGCTACTCACAGCCTCAGCTACAGGCGGCACCGTCCCGGCCAGCTCAACCTACCGCATGGCGCTGACCTACGTCGACGCAAGCGGCGGTGAGACGCTGATCTCGGTCGATACGGCCTCGACTGCGACCATCGCCACCAGTGCAGGATCCACCAACTCGATCTCCGTCACTTCGCCGGCAGCTTTGGCTGGGGCGGTGGGGTATCGGGTTTACCTCTCGGCAGCCAGCGGTGCGGCCGCATCGGAAATCCTCTACACCCCGACCTGCGTCAAGTCGGCGCTGCAAACTCAGTTGCCTGGAGTCTGCGCGATCGGTTCATCGGCAACGATCACAGCTATTGTGACGGGGACCGCGACTATCCCGGTGGTTTCAACGGCCTACCCGCGCACAGCCGGGGTTGCGTCGTTCGAATATCCTCCGTTCACAGCCCTTGGCACGGTGGCGTCGACCGCGACGGGTACTTTGGCGGTCATCAACCTGCCTACCGGCTACCTGAACACGCTGGGTCGCACGCTGACCTTCTGCGGCAACGGGTACGCGACCAACAACAACACGACTGGAACGATTGCGCTCAATATGGTGGTCGCTTCGGTGCCTGGCGTGACCTCAATCACTCCATTCACAGCCTCTTACACCACGGCGACGACTACCGCGGTGCAGGTGCCTCTCGACTTCTGCGTGACCACCACAACGGCGGCAACAGGAACTACGGGTACTCTCGAGGTGCATGGCTGGGTTACGACTCGGACAGCGACGGCAGCGGCTGGGCAGGCTGGGCAGACGTCGGTGGACAACATCTTTGCGGTGTCGTCTACGGTTGACCTGACCAAGCAGGATCAGTTGCAGTTCACGATCGTGCCGACCACGACCGGGCTAACGGCTGCGCAGATCCGGCAGTTGACGGTCCAAGTCAGCAACTAGCTCACAACCAGCCGCGCCCGGCTTTGCCTCCGGGCGCGGCAGAATTACCGAGGAAATACCCATGAAAAGCATCGCCCTCTTCTTTGCCCTCAGCCTCTCCGCCTTTGCGCAGTCAGCCCCCAAGCCAGCCCCGACGCCGCCAGCAGTCGCCGCACCCCAACCCCCGCCCACCCTGACCGAGTTGCAGCAGGCCAAGCTCGAGAACCTGTCGCTGAAGTTCACCCTACTCCAGCAGCAGCAAGCCCAACTGCAAGGCCAGTATCAGGCGCTGATTCAGTCGATCGTGGCTGAACACCCCGGATTCCAGTGGGATGCGCAGACCTCGCACCTCGTAGCAGTCCCACCGAAGAAGTAAAGGACGCCCATGAAGAAGCTGCTCGCTATCGCCGTCGTGCTTACCACGCTCGGCCTCCACGCGCAGACTCCCCCTGTCATCGGGCCGGCCAACATCGCCAACACCCTCTATGCCGCGAACTTCGCTGGCTGGACCGTGCCGATGGGCAACAACGGTCCATTCTCATGGTCCAGCCCGCAGGTTTGCACCTCGGCCAACTCAGGTGGAGTGACGTTCAAGCCTTTTGTGGTCGGCTCGCCCATCCGGATCAACGACTCGGCCACCCCATCACACAGCGAGAACGTGACGGTTACCGCGGTCTCGATCATTGGGTCCGGCTGCTCAATTACGACGTCGACGCCGGCCTTCCCGCACTACAGTTTCTTCCTGAGCTCGGCCACATCCGGGCTGCAAGAGGCTTTGAACTACTCGCTACAGACCTTTGGCACCACCAACCCGGCAAGCCTGGTCATCGTGACCCCAGCATTCCTGGGCACGACAAGCACAATCACCTCTTCCGCAGGCTCGGCCGCAATCGGCATCCTGGATGAACGTGTTGCTTGCCCAATCGCCTACTCATGGTCGGGGAGTGCTTACGTGGGGACTAGCCTCTGTGGCGCTGGTAACGGCATCACCGCACTCACTGGGGATGTAACTGCAATGGGGCCAGGCAGCGCGCTAGCAACGCTGGCTTCCACTACGGTCACTCCCGGCAGCTATACAAACGCAGACATTACGGTGGACGCGAAGGGGAGAATCACAGCCGCGGCAAACGGCGCCAGCAGCGGGGGCACAATCGTTGCCTCCCTGGAGTTTCAGATTCCCTACTACAGCCTCTCGGGGACGCACCAGACAGTCACCGGAGACCCGAACTTTACGACGGATGGGAACGGCAACGTCACCGCAAAGAGTGGCGTGTACAACGGAACCGGAACCCCTCTTTCAATTCCTGCAAACGGTACAGTAACGCCCGCAGCAGGGGTGGCTGGGCTGGGCACGGATGATATGGGAAATTGGGTGCGCTCGAACAATGGGGGCGCTCCTTCAATCATGGCGGGACTTGATACGTTCGCCGCTCCTCCTGCGATCGGGAACACGACCGGAGCGCCTGAATTGCGCGTCACGGCGACCAATTATCCCTACACCGGGTCTAACTTCTGGACGGCGCAGACCACGAGGTGCAGCCAAACACTTCTGCCTGATGATCCCGGTGCTGTCGGCGAAGGAAGCATCTGCATCACCATCTCACAAGACAACAGTTACAACCCCGGATGGATGTATGGATCGCCGGGAACAGGCAGTGACGTTGCAGGTTTTGGGCATGGCACCCTTTCGGTGTTCCCAGTCAATAGCTACAGCAATGGCATCGATCAGGGGTTCGGGTTCTACGGAAATTACTTCAAGGCCGGGGATGTGCAGCTTGAGAGCCTTATTGGATATTTCAAACCTGCGGCTATCGCTGGATCAGATGAAGGCGTCGTTCTGAATCGTTCCGTGATGTCGGAAGTCGATCCTTACACCGGAACAGTTGTCTCGACCACCGATGGAACGGGATACAAGAATGTCGTCCTGACATGCACAGCGAACTGCGCCGATATTGGACTGAACTCCCCGCTTATCGACACAACCAGCCCAGTCAGCGATACGGCTACCTACGTATCAACGGGCACTTACGGCAACAACATCACCCTGACGACGACCTCAGTAACTTCCTCGATCACTGGAACGCTGGCAGCGGATATTGACGTTCCACGCACAGTTGGAAATTCTACCGGACGCCTTTCTGCGGGGACGGTGACGATCAACTTCAATGTGACGGGTGGCAGCCCAATCACTACCTCCACAACCTGTTCGATCATGGGGCCAGCGTTCTTTGAGACAGTGATTCCTTCGGCGGTGGGGAGCCTGGGTGGAGGAGTTCAGTCTGTCACGGCAACCTACCACTACTCACACTCAAGCGGCGCGACGTTCTATTGCGGAGGATCGGCAGGGCAATACATCGAAGAAACCGAATACAGTGTGGGCGCGAAGCGGTACGTTGAGAACATCTACGGTTCAGTATCCCCACACACTCTTCTCGTCGGGCATCAGATTCCGAACGCAGCGCAGTCGGTCTTTCCAACCACCGGAAGCCATGCGGTGAATATATATCCCGGCGGGGAAGTGGTTGGAGTGCTGAATCCTTCGAACTCGACTCCTGACGGAGCCTATCTTGCAGTTGAAATGACGGGTGCCGCATGGACTCCGACCGACACGGTAGAGAACGTCAACAACATCGCGGCGGGATACGTTTGGGAGTTTTTCGGCGCGGGCGGCTTTCCAATCGACAATCCATTTGCATCTCGCATCGGACACTTGGACGAATGGACCGGCTATGGCGGAGGCCAGGCCGAAGGTAACGGAGTCTGGGAATTTATCAATTGGAACACGACATCTGGATATTCGGGGGCTGGGGGAAATGAGAGCGCCCCCTACTTGATTCGCGTCCGTGGCGCTGTTGCCAATGGAATAGCATTTGATTTTCCTCCCCTTATATCTGGCAACAAAGGAACAGGCAATGGCGATGGCTATTTACTCTCCATTGCAAATGGTCCTGTCGCAGGAGCGAGCAGTATAGAGGGGATTTTTAGCCAAGGGGATGCGGCGGGACAGTTCACCTATGACCACGCAACGAGTAAGTTCAACTTCGCTGCATCTGATTTGACATTGAACGGCAACTCAGTCCTAACCACAGCATCTCCAGTGCTGACAGGAACGGGAACCACAGATTGTCTCTCAAAATGGTCCGGTGCCAGTGCGCTAACTGATTCGCACATTTGTGAGTCTGGGGGGAATCTCAACGCCTCGGAGCAGGTTTCAATTTCCACTTCCACCCCAATCGCTCTTTCGCTGGCAACTTCAGCGACAAACTACTCCGGCATTGCGATTAACAATACCTCTGGAGGCGGCGACTACTGGTGGCTGATTACCCGCGGCTCGAGTGTGTCTGTACCTGGGATTCTGGAATTTTTCGACGTATCGAAGGGATACAGTCTTGCTCAGGACGGGAATGGTACTGCTTACGTTCCGTCGATAGGATTCTTGGGGTTCTCAGGCGCTACAAACCCGGCTGATGCTCCTTGCGACACCGGATTTTCGCGTGACTCTGGTGGTGTGATCGACGTAGGGAATTGTACGGCAGGCAACAAGAGTGGCACGCTGAACGCAGCCAATGTCACCGCCAGCGCAACCGTACAGGGCTTGCAGGTCATCGCCACCTCCAACTTCACCGCGACCGCCGCACCTCTGAGCGTGGCGTGCAGCACTTCGGGAAATATTCTGTGGTCTGCGCCTGAACGCGGGGCTTCAGATCAGAAAGTGATCATCTACTTCAACGCCTGCCTCGGAACGGCGACGATCACATTTCCGGGGACGTATGCACAGACACCTGGCATCTACCCATCCTCGGCGACCACGGCAGGACTGGTAACGACTCTCAGCACCTCCTCAGCAACAGTGACGGGCGCGACCACAACCGGATTCTTATTCTTGGAAGGGTTCTAGTGAGACTCATCGCCCGCATCCTCGGAACTGCGTTGCTCCTGCTGTACGCGGTGGGCGGGTTTGCGCAGACTGCTGTCGTCCTGCAGCAAGCCCCATCCAGCGGGGATGGTGTGTTTGTTGCGACCTTGCCAAGCCACACGGCGGGCGGGATGTCATGCGTTAAGTATTGGGACAACGGCGGCACCCCTCCTCCTGATCCCACAAACACCGCGGGCTTTGTATGGACTTCACCGTTGGGATATGCCAATGGGAAGGAGATTTGGTGCGCACCCAAAACCGCCTATGGGTCTGCGGACACGGTGACGGTTGCATCCAGCGCATACCACGGCCAAATCATCTTCGCCGATTACTCTCTCGTCACAGCCTCGGACGGGAGTGCAACCGACACAGGCAATGGCACGACCCCGTTGGTCAGCTTTGCGATCAGCGGCAGCAACGACATCGTTATCGCTCTGTGCAGCACAGGCAACGGCGACGGGGTTCCGGGGGCTGGGTACACCGCCTTCACAGGGTTTGGGACGGGCTACTTTATAGCAGAGTACGGCACGACCTCAACCGGGCCTGCGGTCGCCACCTGCACCCAGGGCTACGCTAGTTGGAGTATTTATGCTCTTGCACTGTCAGCTCCAGGAGGCACACCGACTGCTGCGACTCCAACTTTCTCTCCGGCGGCGGGGACGTATAGTTCTACGCAGTCGGTGGCGATCTCGACTTCAACCAGTGGGGCGACGATCTGCTACACCTCGGACGGCTCAACACCCACAGCAGATGGGGCAGGCACCTGCACGCATGGAACGACCTACACGACGGCTGTATCTGTGGCAACCACCCTGACCCTCAAGGCGATAGCGTCAAAGAGCGGCTATACCGATTCAGGCGTTGCCTCCGCCCTCTACACGATCACTGCGCCGTCGATTGTAATGACCCCGAACGTGCCTACCTATAACTTCCAAGTCCTGCCGGGTTCGACGCGCCAGATCAGCACGCAGATAGGCAACGGATCGGCTACCCCCTGCGGACCGGGCACAACCCCATCCTGCGTGGGAACTGTGGACTGGTCGGTTGTATCGGGAAGCGCGACCTTTACCGACCCAACCCACACCGCAGTCTCCTCGATCACAGGCGGACTGGCGACGATCCTGGTCAACATCGGCGCCACGACAGGAAGCTGCTCCATCACCGGAAGCGCGATCGGCACTTACGGGGTTACGTCCACGACGACGGCCACGGTGCGAGCGACTTCCACCGATGATCCCACGCAACACGCTGACTTCCTTTTCAACGTTTGCGCCCAGACCACAACGGTAATCGTCGCGCCAGCCTACCAGCAGGCATTCCAAGGGCAGAAGATGACCTTGCAGTCGTGGGTTACTGGAGATACGGACGAAACCGGAACCTGGAGCATCCTCACCCAGCCCGGAGGCGGGGATGGGGCTTTGGCTGACACCGGCAACCGGGACGCACAATTCTCCGCCACCGTGACGGGACGCTACGTCATCAAGTACACGTCGCACTCGGACGCCAGCAAGAATGCAACCGGAATCGTCTATGTCTCGCCCAACCCTCTCCCCAGCTACGCAGTCACCCCACAGGGCACCCAGCCCCGCGAATGTTACGTCGATCCCGCGCTGACTGGGGGAGATTACGAAGTCGGCCCCGGCCAAGCCTACACGACCATCCAATCGACTCCTGCGGCGAACACTCTGGCGGCTGGCTCAATCATTCGCATTCATCCCGGCACCTATGCGGAGTATTACCAGATCCACAACTCTGGCACGGCAACTCAGCCAATGATCGTCTGCGGCGTGGCTGATACGGACGGGACTCTTCCGGTTGTCACAGGAAACAACGCCACCGGGCAGGCGGGAACATCGATCTATGCTGCGGCGGGGTGGGGCGTTCTCTCCCTCTGGGCAGGTGGTTATGGCAGTGGCACTCCCTATGGGTACTGGCAGGCGGGTTCAGCGGGACCATCCTACGTCTCTATCACTGGCCTGCACGTCATGGATGCGACCCCAGCCTTTACTTACACGCAGCCCGGTGGAGTGGCGGCAGGATGCCAAGGCTCTGGGCCGTCCTTGACCACCTGCAACTACATCGTTGGGGCTTCGGCCATCAACCTGCGTGGCGGGTCGTATATCGACATCGCCGGGGTTGAGATGGACACCGCTACCAACGGCATCTTTACCGCGACGAACACGAACAACGGATGGGCTAACGTCACGCAGGAGGTGACAGTAAGTGGCAGCCATATTACGAACTCTGGCTGGGCGACCGACTACACCGAGCACCAAGCTTATCTTCAGAGCTTCTACATGCTGTTCGAGGGCAATCTGGTAGACAACTACCTCAGCACGGCGGCGGGAAGTGAAATCAAATGGCGCGGACTCGAAGGCATCTTCCGCTACAACAATCTTGGCACAGGCCCGCAGCGAGACTTTGATCTCGTTGAAAATCAGGACGGCGGGACGTACATGAATTTCGAGTGGTATCTCAGTAACCCCGGCCAGACCAACTGCGCTCAATCGCTCTATTGTCTGGGCGACACAGCCGGAGCGAACATCGTTGCTGGCTACCAGGAGTCACAACAGAAAGACTTCGTTTATGGCAACGCCATCTTCGGAGCCTCCGCCGTCTATCAGATTCATTATGCCGAGGATCACGATTCAGGCATGAGCGACCGCAACGGGACGCTCTACTTCTACTCGAACACGCTGGACAATGCGCAAGTGGTGTTTGATCAGGGCAGCGGGGGAGGCTACAACCCGATCCTCACCCAGCGATTTGATGCGCGGAATAACATCCTTTGGCCTTCAGGCACGGTTCCCGGCGTGGCTTTCAACAGGAATGAGATGATCATCCTGAATCCGACCACGAACCTGATGCGGACGAGCAGCTTCTCAATCACTACACCCATCACCGGAGGCAGCTATTCAGGCCACACGGCGAACGGCTGGAACGCGGGATGCGACTACACCTGCTTCTGGCCGCTGACGAACCCGATCAATCCGCACCTGTACGGCCTGACGAATGCGAACTATCTCTCGACGGCAACCCAGCCGTACGATGGCACGACGCTGATCCCTCCGGGCGGAAGCGCAGCAATCGGGGCAGGGACGCCCTTGAGTGGCGTTCTGGCTACAATGCCGGTCCGGTGGCAGTGGAACGTAGCGACGGGCAGCCTGACGCCACGGCTGTACCCTCTGACGATTGGGGCGGAGGATCAGGCGGGCAGCACCCCCACGGCAGCCACGCCAACCTTTAGCCCGGTCGCCGGCACCTACACGGGCACACAGAGCGTCACGACCTCGACTTCGACCAGCGCGTGCAGTGCGTACCTCTACACCGGAACGACCAACCCGCCGACCGTCAACACGAACACGATCAGCGTTGCGGCCTCCGAGACGGTCTATTCGTACGTGCACAGCTGCCCAGGGTATCTCGATTCAGCCATAGCTTCGGCTGCCTACACGATTACGGCTCCCAGCAGTCCGCAGCTCACCATAGGCGGGCATGGGGTGACGATCAATCGCGGGTGCGTCATGACGGTGACGTGCCCATGAACTTTACAAAAGAACAAACCGAAGCGATGTGCGTCAAGTACGGGCCCCAGGTCGGACCGCTGCCGGCTGGCGTCGACGGCACTCAACTCTTGTGGGGGATGGTAGGAACCGAATCATCCTTCGGAACCGACTGTACTCCGCGGCATGAGCCAGCCTTTGATGTTGGGGGACGGTACGGCAGCAGCCCGGTTATGGTGGCACTTCTGGCGAAGTATGGTCCTGCGGCCGCTTGCTCGTACGGACCTCTTCAGATCATGCTCTGCAACGCGACGGGAGCATCTCCGCAGGACTTTGATACTCTCGACCAGGCATTTCAATTGACACTACCTTTCCTCAACTCGCGGCTACGTAGATTCAAGCCGCAGAGTCTTGCGGAGATCGGGGAAATCTGGAACGCAGGCTCTATCCGGCCAGATCCCACTTACGTAGCAAAATTGCAGAGCAACTACGTTGTACCAATGGGAGAATAAGCGAAATGGCGGATTGCGCGGGCTATGATGCACGCTGGCACGAAGACTTGGGGGCACAAGTGGAAAAACACCACGAGGCTATCCACGGCAACGGCGACTTAGGACTAAAGACCAGGGTTAGCACAATCGAAACCTACATCGCCGACCGCAAGCACGACCGTATGTGGCTGATGGGCATTCTGGCGGGGATTCTCGTTCTCCTGGGGCATCAACTCATCAACGACTTCATGGGGCGCTTCCAACTTGTTGCGCCGCAGGTCACGCAGACCTCGACCAGCACTGTAACCGATACGACCAGCACGACCAAGACGCAGAAGCCAACAGGGAGGTAGAAGATGAACGACTTGCGTACAGAACTGATCCGTAATCTTGTAGGCTTCTTCCTCGTTGGCGTCGGCATCACCGTTATCGTCCTCGGTGCGCATTGGCATATGGACGTGCTTATCACCCTCGGAACCGCAACGTTGATCCCCGCCGCGCTACTCTCATTACAGAGCAAGCACACACCACCATCGGACCCAAACGACCCAAAGTAGCAAGCCCGAAAGGGCAGGAGAGCAACACCATGAACTTCCTCAAGGCTATCGCCAAGCCGTTCGTCAGCATCTTCCACTTCCTCGCTTCCCCCAAGGGGCAGGCTTTGATCTCCACCGGAGAGGCCATCGTGACCGTCATTGATCCTGCACTCGCCCCAATGATCTCCCTCGCAAACTCATGGATGGATAAGGTCTTGACCACTGAGCAGTTGGCTGTGACCGCCGGCCAAGCCACCGGAACCGGGACACAGAAGGCCGCTCTCGTCATGCAGGCAATGGCGCCGGAGATTGCAAAATACTTCCCGGCCGCAACCGCCGCAGAGATTATGAACGCGAACAATGCGATCGTGGCCTTCCTGCAGGCGTTCAGCACGCCCGCGACTCCTGCTGCAACACCAACCCCCGCTCCAGCTCCCGCACCAGCAGGCTAGACCGATGCAGAGCCTAGTCATCCGCTTCATAGATGAGCCAGATTGGGTTAGTCGTGCAATTACCTGGACGACTAACTCTCTCTGGTGTCACACGGAAGCACTCAACCGTGCCGGCACTGGCTGGACCGGAGCTCATGCAGGACCTGGGGTGGAGACTCGCGCGCTGAACTGGTGCAAGCCATTACGGGAGCGTCGCTACGCCATCCCTGTATCGGCTAAAGATTACTCGGCGGCGCACGACTTCTTAGAATCACAGTTGGGCATCTATTACGACTACCGCGACATCTTCGGACTACTGATCCACAAGCGTGTCTGGAGTCCGCAGCGGGTCATATGCTCGCAACTTATGACCGAGTTCATGCAGCACGCGGGACTCCAGCCGCTCAATGTCCTGCCGCAATTCTCGGCGCTGATTACACCGGAGACCTTGCACCTCTCGCCTATCTTCATCGGGCGGGGCATCTTCCATATTTGATTCGAGGTACAACAATGACCATCCGAAAGATGATGTGGTTATGCCTTCTTGCCTGCACGGTTACAGCCTCGGCGCAGTACACGCCAACTGCGTACCTGATGTTCGACGCATCGGGAAACCCATTTCCTGCAGGCAGTGGGGCGCCGCTAGGCTATATCCCTCCCAGTTTTACCTGCTACACGAACGTGACCGGCAGCGTATTGCCGTGCAACTTCTCAGGAGTGGGCACAACTCCTGTTCAAATATCCTCCACTTTTGTAGGCGTGCCTGCTAATTCTCAGGTTCTTCTCTACATCCCCGCAACAGCAACACTAACCATTGCGGCCTCATGTGCGGGGTCGTACTTTCATGCGCTGGTGGCTGCCACAGGCTCAACTGCGTTTCTAGTAAAAGACCTGACTACCTCTGCCACGCTATGCACTGCGACGTTTGCCGGAAGCGGAACGGTCGCTACGTGGTCTGGGCCAGGGGGTACAGTTTCTCCGGGTGACGATATTGAGATTGTTGGCCCCGCTTCGGCAGACGCCACGCTCGCGACTTTGGGAGTAAGTATCTATGCGACTCGCTAAACTCCTGCTCGTGATGCTGTGCCCTACGATGGCGTGGGCGGCGGCATGTCCGACTGGATACAGCAACCGCGCTGAGTTCGTGGTTCCGTATCAAAGTCTCGCTTCAACGTTGACGAGTTTCCCTGTGTTGCTCGCGTTCAATGGCATCACGACCAGTTTGGATGGACTACCGACGACGACATGGTTCAACGTGCCGGGATTGAAAACAAATGTGCTGTCAAGCGGAAACGACATCGTATTCTGTGATGCGGCAACATCAGGAAACCTGCTCAACTTCGAGCGGGTGTTCTGGACGAGCACCACCGGGGCGAGCGAGTTCTATGTGAGCCGCACCCTCAGCAACTCTGCGAATACCGCAATCTGGATGTTCTGGGGCAAGACTTCGGACTCCGACCATTCCTCAGCAGCGGCGGTTTGGAGTGCGGCGAATTACGCCTACGTCAACCATTTCGGCACCAATGGGTCTCTCTCTGTGGCAGACTCGGCAGGAAACTATACTCCGATAAACCACAGCGGCGTAACTGTCGCGGGCGTCGTTGGGGGTGGAATCAGTTTAGCCACTTCGCAGTATGTTGATTCCGGAGCGTCAGTCGGGACGCTGGCTGGGAACATCACCGTTGAGTTCTGGTTGAACCCAGAGAATACCTCACAGGCTGCATCCGTTGTGGATGATCTGGATGGAAGCTTAGTGGGCTATAACACAAACTTTACCAATACTTCTGGCGGTTCTCTCAACCTTTCATATCAGGTCGGAGTGCCGGGAAACATAAATAACACTAACGCTACAATCCCCTTTGGCCCCCCATGGACCCATGTTTCTGGAACAACTCAAGGCACATCAAATGTTTTGTACTTGAACGGCGTGTCGGCTGCCACGTTCACACATGCTCTTGCTGCTGGTTCGTCAAATCTAAGTGTGGGGCGTTATACAGGCGGAAATAACTCTTTCTGCACCGCTTGCTATGTGGACGAGGTACGCGTATCAAGAACAACAGCCCAGTCCGCTGATTGGGAAAATGCCGTCCACACTACAATTGCCACGCCGAACGGTTTTGCCATCATGCTCGATGCCTCCACGCCTGCCGGAATGACTTCAGGCGCATACTGCGTTCCCGTTACAGTCGCTCATGCCCAAATCCCAAACACTGATCAGAGCAACTTTCCCCTCCTGGTGTTTGGCACGTATGGCTGGATGGCGGACACTACCCATAACGGCTTCGCAGTCAACGGAAACGCAGGCCACGATATTCGCTTTTATTCGAACAGTGGATGCACCTCATCGCTCGCGTTCCAGCGCGTCTACTGGACGAACACGACAGGCGAGTCGTCGTGGCGAGTTCGTGTTCCGACGCTTTCGCATACAAGCGACACGACGGTGTACGTGAAAATTGGAAGCTCCGCTGACACTTCCGACCTCTCAACTCTCTGGATGGGGACATATAACTACATCGGCGTATTCAATGGCGGTTCTCCGGTGAGCCTGAGTTCGTCGGACTCTGGAAGTGGGAATTTAGGTCTAGGCTGCGATGCGCAAGTCCAGTCTATCTATAGCCCAGTCGGGGGCGGGTTCTACTTCCCAGCCGGGGGCTACTCCTGCGGCTATGCACCTTCGACCACTGGCGAAAACATTGGGCAGTACGGTTATCCGGTAGGCAGCGCAGTCGGCCATATTCGCATATGGGCCAAAACTATAGCGGCAACGAACAGCGGTGCAGGTGTCAACTTCGTAGGCTATGGCAAGGCTAATAATAACGGTCAGCGCGGTTTTCAGACCGAGTACAGCGACTCTGCGCAATACACCGGAATGCAGACGCTTACCTTCCCATCGAACCCAGCAGTGACGTTCACACAGTCCACAACCAACGTGTCCACTCCATCCTTCTACCTCGACAATAACTGGCACCTGTATGACTTCGACTACCCGACAGCGGCGGGACAACTCAGCACATCGAGCCTCTACATTGACGGCGTTCTGGCAAGTCCTCCCTACTACTACGCTGGGGCTAACACGACGGTTCTCAACACAGATAACGGAGCCTGCACCGCGACTGGAAGCTGCGGAACCGATGTAGCTGAGGTCAGAATCGGCAGGACCGCAGCACACGGTATTGATTACTTTGTTGGCTTGGCCGCGCAGTTTGAGGTCACCAATGTTTCTGAGAGTTCCGATATGGTCAATGCCCGCTACAACAATGAACGTTTCCCCAACACCTTCTACTCGTTCGGGACTGCATCGCCTTTGTCGTCCGCGCAGCCCATCGTAACTGTGATTTTTTGATATATCTCAACGAACCAAGGCATCCAGTAGCGGAGGAAAGAAAGTAAAGGAGCAATTATGAGCAGACAGGGCGGCGGTAACTTCACCAAGACAATCATCGATGTGGGCGCTGCAGGTGCGCCGACCGCCATACTCGCAACCGGCCCGGTGGTTTACTTCGAGATTGAAGAGAGCCAGGAGACGGCGGCCGGAGCAGCTAACGTTCCGCAGGGGCTGAACTACAAACTACCCAACGATGCCTTTGCGCATAAGATTCCCCTGATCCCCGGGGATGTTGCAGGCATTGGCGATCGCAAGGCCAGGACCGGAGAGCATGGTGGCGGCTCGATTCTCGGCAATGGAACGAGCTTCATCATCGGACTCGGAGCCACCGCAGCAACGACCATCGCCAAGATCGAGTCGCTCACTGCGACCCCAACCAGCGTGATCTTGACGCAGTATTACAGCTAAACGCATGAAATGGCCTTGGATCGTCTCAGGCAACCGGCACCGCCGGCTGCTCAGGAAGTACCGCGAGTTGAGGAAGGCCAATAAAGCTCTGCTTACCGCGATGGATCCGGTCAATCTGGTCGAGCAGGCTTTGCCTGACCCAACCTCCGCCGATGCTGAGAAACTGACCGACTACACCGGCAAACTCACCAAAGAAAACCTGAAAGCTATTTTCCGCAGAGAGACGCAGCAGCCGCGCGTGGGAAGAGGGTAGATGGACACACAGATGCTCGACGCGGCCACCGCTCCCAGTGCTCCTGAAGAGAAGCAGCCCGCATACTCCGTCGACAATCCCATGACGGTAACCGGGGACGAGCAGGTTGCGCAGCAGGGCATCACCGACGACGACAAGAAGAAGCTGGTCGACGTCATCACCGCCTACCGCACCCAGTGGGCCCCGGACCGGCTGATGCGCTTCGCCAACTGGCAGAAGAACGGGATGTACTACCGCGGCCAGCAGATCATCGAGTGGGACTACCAGTCGAACACCTACGTTGACGTCATCGCGTGGTTCCGGCAGGAAGGTAAGGCGGCCGCCGGGCAGGAGATTGGGGCAGAGAAGTACATCAACAACATCACCCAGATGCTCGGCACGGGGTTTGTGGGCACGATGTCCCGCGGCATCCCGCCGACCGTCATCCGGCCTGAGAACGCGCAAATCCTCGCAGACGTCACGACCGCCAAGGCTGCGCAGGACGCAATCACGATCATCGAGCGGACGAACCACATTCGGGAGATGGTGCGCGAGCAGAACACTTTGCTCTACCTCTACGGGGTCTATTTCAAGTACACCAGGTTCGTGTTGGACGGGAACGCCTACGGCTGGGACGAGGATCCGCTGTACGGCGAGATTCAAGTACAGAAGCCCGACCGGATGCGCTGCAAGGCGTGCGGGATTGAGACACCTATCACGCAGTTGCCGCAGCAGCAAGACCCGCCCTGCCCGGAATGCCAGGAACCTTTAGGCCCGGGGAACTTCTGGCCCGCGGAGTCCTCGACCGAGATCGGCTTCCAGGGCATGAAGAAGTCGCCCAAGGGCATGGTGCGCTGGACCGTGCACGGCCCGATGGAGATCGACGTCGACCCCCAGGCCAAGAGCCTGTGCGACACCCCGCTTCTGGCGTTTGACCAGGAGATTGACATTGGCACGGCCAAGACCACGTTCGTTGCGAACTGGGACAAGATCACCGCCGGAGCGCAGAACCCCACCAGCCCGAACTCGGACTACGAGCGGTTGCGCCGGAACGACAACTACTCCTACGGATGGGCGTACACGTCCGACGTCGAGAACCAGAGGCCGACGTACTCGCAAGTCTGGTTGAAGCCGGAAGCCTTCGCGCGCACGGACGACGAAGCATTCTGGCAGAAAATGAAGGGGATTTACCCGCAGGGCTGCAAGGTCTCGATGATCGGCCCGGAGGTGGTCGAGATTCGCCCGGCAGTGCTCATCAAGGAGTGGTCTTCCTGCAAGCTGCACCAGACGTTTGGAATGTACTCGCCCTCGATCGCAGACAACGTTGTGCCGTTCAATGAGCGGTTCAACGACACCATGCAGCGAATCGACGACCACATCCAGCGCTGCTCGGCCGGTGTAATCCTTGGCGATGCCTCCCGGCTGGATCGCAAGCAGTTGGCCGGCAAGGTGATGGATTCGGGCGTTATCAACTTTGTGAAGACCATGATGGGCGGGCAGAAAGTCGCTCTCTCGGACATGCTGCACCAGTTCCAGTTCCAGATCGACCAGAACATCATGTCGTACCCGAACATGCTCCTGAACTTTGCGGAGCTCATCTCGGGAGTGACGCCGCAGACCTTCGGCGCCGGCACGCAGGAGGGGATTGAGACCGCCAAGGGGCAGGCCCAGGCGCTGTCGACTGCGCAGGGAAGGCTGAACATCTTCTTCGACAACGAGAAGGAGGAGCACTCGGTAGCTGCGCAGAACGCGATTGAATGCCTGCAGGCCAACATGACCGAGGACATTTACGAGGTCATTCAGGAGCAGGGTTCGGAGTTCCGCAACCAGTACGTGCACCTTGACGAGATGAAAGGCCGGGTCAAAGTCTACCCGGATCTCGACCAGGGCCTGCCGCAGTCGCCGGAAGAGGTACGTGCAACCTTCGAGAAGTTGGTCGAGCAGGCCAAGGACAACCCAGTGGTGCAGGAAATCTTCAAGGAGGTTCCGAACCAGCAGGCGGCGATGGCATCGATCGGGACGCCGGATATGGTTGTCCCCGGCTATGCACAGACGGCAAAGACCGAGCAGGACATCAACACGCTCATGTCCAAGCCGAGCATCCCAGCAACCGACCCGCGCACCGGCCAGATGAGCATGCAACTCCCTGCCCTGCCCGAGAAGGATGCGACCGACTATCCCGAGCTCTACAAGACGGTCAAGCTGTTCAAGCAGAAGAACGCCGACTACAAGACCAAGAATCCTCGCGGCTGGGCGCAGCTCACCCAGTACGTCGAGGCTGCCAAGCAGATGGAGATGGAAGAGGCAATCGAGAAGACCAAGCGCATGCAGCAGGTTCACCAGGCAGGGGCTCCGCCGTCTCCAGAGTCCAATCCTGCCGTCCAGCAGGCGCAGCAGTTACTCCTTCAGGACGCCGCAGACGAAGTAACGAACCTGACCCGCATCAGTCATATGCCTCCGCTTGGACCTTCTGGATCGATGGCCGCACAGGTGTCCGCAGGTTCCAAAATTTTGTCGGCAGCATTAGACGCACAGAAGCAGTCAGCAGCATAAACTTTATCCATGCCATACGGTGTCATTTATTGCCTCACAAATCTCGCTAATGGAAAGTTCTACATCGGGCAGACCTCGCAGGCTCCGACACTGCGGCTGTATCAGCATTTCAAAGATGCCGAGCGCAAAACGGGACCCCTGCAAGCCGCGCTACGAAAATATGGGAGGGATGGCTTCTCGTTCGAAGTTCTTTCTGAGGCTGATAGTGCTGACGACCTAAACCGACTTGAAACACTCTGGATACTGAGCACGAATGCTAATATCCGCGGGATCGGATACAACTGCGATAGCGGGGGAACTAGTAAGACGGCAAATGCGGAGACGCGAGAGAAATTGCGAGTAGCTCATTTAGGGAAAAAGCAGGGGCCTGAACAAATTGCCAAGCGTGTTATGTCTATGAAAGGGAAGAAACGTTCCGGGGTTGCCTTACAAAATCTTGTGAATGGTGCCCGTAAGCGCAGTGCCCAACTAACCCCAGAGCAGCGCTCCGCAATGGCGGACAGGTTCAGACTTTTCGCAACGGGCAGAGAGCCTCCTAACAAAGGCAAGAAGGGCATTCAGACGCCATGGAACAAGGGAATTCCGATGTCCGAAGAGATGAAATCTCGTCAGAGTGCCCTGCGTAAAGGAGTGAGTTTGAGTCCTGAGCACAAGGCTCGCATCTCGGCTGCGATGAAAGGTAAAATGCCGACAGTGAATTTGAGACGCAAAGCAGCTACCGCAGCATAAGGAGTCCCACATGAAACACAGAGATTTCGTAGTTCTCGTGCGCGGCGAAGAGGAGATAAATGCTCTCGTCGCTTCCTCGCACGTCGTCACCACCCCAGCAACACAAACCGTTCCTGCGTTCGATACGGAGCACCTGACGCTGGTGTTCATTGAACCTTCCGGTGCAGGGCAGACCACCGGCGAAGGACTGCGCAACTCGATCAAGGTGCAGATCGATGTGCCTCCGGTGGATGTGGGCAAGCACTTCGGATGGAAGGAAGTGGACGATGCCGAGCCACAGGTGGACCAGACCGCTTTCGACTCCGCGATTGCGTGGCGCGAGTACGCAGCGAAGCTCGAAACTGTTGTAATTACTGATGGCCATCCAATCGGACGCATAGCCTCTGATGAAACCCGCACAGAACCGCCTACGGCAAGCTATTGCCCAGTGATGACGATCAGCCGAGAACCGGTGCCCGCCGAGCAAGTATCCGTCGCGACAGCGGATTCCGCACCTTCCGAGCCTGAAGTGATGCAGCCGGACCCCGCCGTAGTCGAAGCTGCACAGCCTGTCGTCGAGGCTGATCCTGCCGTCACGGAAGCCGCTGCAAGCTAGTCTCACAAACACGTTTACTGCACAAACGGGTCACCTTCGGGTGGCCCGTACTTTTTGCCCCGAGGTCATACCATGCCAGAAGGAACTGCCGTAGCTGCACCGCCCGCCGCCGCACCTGTTGCCGCGCCCGCTGCTTCCGCCCCCGTCTCTGCCCCGGTTTCTACCCCTGCCGCAGAACCAGCCGCTCCAGTCGTCGCCACGCCCGGCCAGAGCGAGGCTCCCCCCGCCGCGGCCGCTGCTGCCGCCGAGCCTTCCGCCGCAGCCGCTACAGCCGACGCCCCCAAGCGGGAAGACTTCCCCATGGACGCTGGAGGCATCGAGCAGTTCCTGAAGGCCCGCAACGCCTGGGAGGAAGAGCACCCGGACGGCACGGTACTGACCACCGGAGACGAAGTCATTGATCCTGATGCCCCGGCTGCCGAAGCCGCTGCCGCCGCAGAAGCGGAGGACAAACCAGCCGCAGAGGCAGACAAGCCCGCAGACGCCAAGCCTGCGGAAGTCGACGCACCGACACCGGCAGCGCTGGCCAAGATTCTCGAAGACAACCCGGACCTGAAGACGGCGCTGGAGGCTTCCCCCGAGGCAAAGGGCGCTATCTGGTCGATGGCGCGGCAGAACGCCAAAGCCGCTCCAGTCCTCGAAATCTTCCCGAATGTAGAGGCTGCCAAGTTCGCGCAGACCAACGCCAACGATTTTGTCACGCTGAAGACCGCTTTCACCCTGGCCGACTCGCCGGAGAAGATTGCCAGCGCATCCGACCTGTTCCTCGAGCAGTTCAAGGTGGTGGACGACAAGGGCGCACCGGTGCTCGACGCAAAGGGCAATCCAACCTACGGCGATGACCTCGAGCTTTTCACGAACCACATGACGACGCGCAACATCTCGGCGCGCATCGATGTGCTCAAGGAGAAGATCACCGCCAACCAGTTCACCACCGAAGAGGGCAAGGACAACGCAGAGCAGGCTCTTTCTGCACTGGAGTTTGGGCTTGCGTACCTCGAAGCTGGCGATGCGGACGAACTGGACAAGCCCAACCTCGACGGTTTGACCCCCGAGCAAAAGGCATGGCAGGAGCGCGAGCAGAAGAAGATCACCGATGAAAAGGAGCGCCTTGGGATCAAAGACAAGCAGATGTCGAAGCAGCAGGTTGCCGCGGCGCGCGAAGCCAACCGCACCGAGTACCGGAAGCAGTTTGGCGGATCGGTCGGAAAGTATCTCGGCAACTACCTGAAACAGAAGGAAGAGGCAGGCGTAGCCATTCCGAGACTTCTGGTCACGATGACGGATAAGTCCGGTCTTTCCCTGTTCGCAAAGACTGCGCTCGACCGGCTGAACGACAAGCTCGAGAGCATGCCCACGGTCCGGTCGAACTCTGCAACGTTCGAGATGAACGCCATCAACGAGGAAGGGCTGAAAGCCCGGCTGAAGTACGGTGACGACCTCAAGGACGAATACCTGCCCACCATCATCGATGACCTGCTGAGGGAGGCAGGCGTGACCCTGAAGGATGAGGCAGACGACAAGATTGCGAGCCGTGACGCGCGGCGCGCAGATGCACGGACTGAGCCGGCGGGTGGTTTGCCGTCCAGCCCGCGGCACATGAGCGATGAGCAGTTGATGAAGGAAGCGTACAAGAACGTCGACACCAAGTTCCCCGGCATCGATGGTGCTCAACGCATGCAGAAAGCACTTATGGAGCGCGACCGGCTACAGAGCGGACGCTAACTCGGACTCTTCCCACTGTGTATCCGCCTACCAGGGGCGTTAGGGGACAAAAGAGAACGAAGCAGCGCGAGCGACAAGCCAGAACGCCCACCCAGGCCGCACAGCTAACTCCTGTTGCGAAACCGCGGGAAGTACCATACACGGCTGCCCCTTATAAGGCGGCAAGGACAAACACATGTCAGAGCCCAATTATGGCGCAGCCGCACAGCAAACCGTGCTGATGCTGCAGAAGGTCAACAAAGACGTCCAGCTCGTCGAATCCCTCGACACCGGCCTCGACAAGATGTTTAGCTCGGTCGGTCCCGGCGACGAGATCGGCTTGCAGAACTACCGTCTTCCCCTGCAGTTGGAAGTCGGCGGCATCGGCGGGTACTACAACCCGGACGGCGGCACCTATCCCCAGGGAGCTGCAGCCCAGTACGACCAGATGATCCTGGCGCCTCAGCCCATCATCCTGGCGTTCACCGTGACCGAACTTGCGCGGCGCATCTCGAAGGCCGGCATGGACGTCACCGTGAAGAACTGGGTGGCGAAGATGATTGCGGACGCCAAGAAGAAGGCTTCGCACTTCCGCAACGCATACCTGCAGGACTACAACAACGGCCTCCTGGCAACGGTCGATGCGACCTACGCCGGCGGCGGCTCCACAACCGTCCCCCTGGCCTCGAACCCCTTCGGCGGCCGTCTCATCAACCGCGGCGATCAGTTGCAGGCGACCGACGCGAACTTCAACGTCATCGGCACCGTCAACGTGCTCGACATCCAGAAGAACGGAATCGGCACGCCTGACGTCATGACGATCGACATCTGCCCCGCAGGACTGGCGATCGGCTACCAGTTCATCCCGTTCGGCCTTGCTTCCGGCAACCCCATCGCCATCAATGGACTGAAGTACCTCGTCAGCCCGTCCGTGACTGGGGAACTCTGCGGCATCGCGCGCGCGAACTCCTACGTGCAGGCTCCTGCATGGAACGCCAACAACGCCTTCTTGACCAACGCCGGCACGGAGATTTTCCTTGCTCGCATGGAACAGGCCCTTGGCGCTGACCGCTTCGCTTCCGGCGCGGCCAACAACAAGTGGTACGGGCACCAGGCGCAGTGGACCAGCGTCAAAATCCTCGGCTTCGGGAAAATGGTCTATTTCTCGAATGACGGCAAGACGATGGACTTCGACATCGCCGGGTCGACCAAGGGCAAGCGCATGCTGGCAGGTTGCGAGTACACGTCGGATTCGATGGCGTCGATTGCAGACCTGTACTTCCTCGACAAGAGCACTCTGAAGCGGGTTCGTTACCCCGACTCCGAGAAGTTCCTGCCCGGGCCGCTCGAGGGCATGTTCTGGCCGCGTATGTCCGGGGGACTCTGGTCCTCGCAGTCGGACATCCTGTACCAGGACTCGACAAATTACACCGTGAATAACCCATTTGCAAACGGCGTGATGTCGAATTTGTCTATCCAGCCTGGTTTCTCGAACTAAATCAACAACTTACAGTTCATGGGGTGGAGTCAACTCGATCCACCCATGAATTTCCCACGCAGACGCTCCAAACCGTATGAGTTGAGATTTCGTAGAGCCTCGCGATATCAGTACGCCGCATCCCTTGGGCGTCAAGGTCTCGGATAGCCCTAGCTCTCTCTCTGGAGAGTTTCATGCTTCGACGTCGTTCATTATTGATTCTCGGGGTGACGGGTTCGTTATGGTCTGGATTGACGCATGGAGGCTGGAAACAAAGATGGTCAAGGTCAAGGCCTTCTGGAATTGGCCCTTTAGCTTGCTCGTAGAACCAGCGATGCGCAGGCTGGCTCTTGCCGTCACGACTGATTTTCCCGTACCCCATATGGTCGCGGTGCCATTGCCATATCCAGCATGGGGTCTTGTAGCCGCAGTCCTCGACGATGTACTGAGGAGTTTTCGGTCGAAGGCGATGGTGCTGTATCCACCGAACTGGATACCCAAGCAAAGTATTGTCGCGTTTCGACGTAGATTTCGCCAACGGAGTCTTTTCTCCGCAGTCGCACCAGCAAAGACCAGAGGGATTCGGCTGGTCGGTTATAGCGCGTTCACGAGTCTTTGCGTAGGGTCCGTACTTGGGTCTCTGTGGCATCTTTGATCCTCTCAAGGTAGGACGGCAGCGGAGTCCTTGAGTTCTCCGCCACCTAACGCCGGGTAATTAGTCCGTCGCCCTTTACTGCACCACCAGAATACCAGAGGTTTTACCGATGCAGATTGATTCCGCCGACCTCCGCACCCCCTCCGCAGTCCGCACCGAACTTGGCCGGTATGGAGGTCTGAACCCGTACAACCGCGCTAACTGGCGCATCGTGCTGGCCGAGGACCGCAGAGAACTCCGCGGGGGAGTCTTCAAGACGATGCCTTCAGGCGACGTCAAAAGTTTCGAGTTTGAGCCGGTTCTGATCAACGGAAAACGGGTTTATCGCATGCACCACACGGAAGTCAAGCCTGAGAAGATAGTTACCGGCTTTCAGGAGGTGCCTAAATATCCGGTGAAGGGTTGGATACTCGAGCGCTGGTTTCCTGCGAGCAAGAAGGGCATGGGCAAGGCGGAGTGGGAGGCGGTGAAGTCGTCGGACGGCATTACCCCGATGATGGGCCCGTACCCGACCGAAGGCTTTTACTTCATGCTGGCGGGACCGTTTTCGCGCATCCCCGAGATGGAGGACCTGAAGAACGCCATTTCGATGCACATCCGGGCGGAGGAAGCGCAGCCGGCGAGCTACCAGCAGATGCTACTCGAAGAAATCAACGGAGACGAGGAAGAGAAGGCCAAGGCCTACGCGAAAGCGATGGAGGAACTTGGGCACTTCTACGAGTCCGAGGTTGAGCCGGTGATGCGAGGAACGAGTCTCGGCGCCGGACGTATCCGCAACGAACTTGCAGAGTCAGTAGGCGACCGCAGCCACCACGGAGTCGCTTAGGCACTACCACGGCAGTACCCACAGCACTACCCAAGGAGAAAACACCGATGTTCGAAAACGAGCCAATCTCACAGGAATCCCAAGGACTTGCCAGCGTCTCTGAGCAGGCGCGCGCCGCTATCCGCACCGTCACCATGGGCGCAGGCATGCAGCGTTTGACCGTACAGCGCCAGTCCGCATACATGGACCTCAAGAACTCCGGGCGCCTCAAAGCTGCGACGGTGATCAACTTCAACCCAATCAGCCTGAAGGTGCACGACGGGCATGTGCCGTGGCGAATCCCTGCGGGGACGGACGAGAACAAGAAGGGCGTCAAGGTGCCTTACGGCAAACTGATGTACGAGGCGTCCTACTTCACCGTGCGTGAGCCTGCCTTTGTGCCCTGGATCGAGGACGTCAAGAAGCCGGCAGCCGACGACGAGAACGCGGCGGGCATCTACAAGCCGGTGTTCCTGTTGCCGATCGAGCTTTTGAACCAGTTCCGCATCGAGTACACCGACCCCAGCCGCAACATGACCGGAGGCGTGCTCGTAATCGAAGGCGACATCCACTCCTTCACCAAGAGTAAGGGCATGATCCGGGTACCGAAGACTCTGCGTCTGCCGGATGGGACGATCAGCTATTCATCGGAGGAAAAGTCGCTCACCGAGGAGCTTGCTGCCTGCCTGGATATGCAGAAAACCCGCTGCGAGTTCATGATCCAGCAGGGCGACGAGTACAACCAGAACGAGCAGGAGCGCAAGAACATCACCCCGGTCCACCGTGCCTGGTACAAGTTTGCCATGACGATGGGCTGGAAGACGAAGGAAGCGGCGTGGATGAGCGCGACGATGGAGCCGGAGGAGACTTGCGTAGGCTGCGGCAAGGGCGTTCCCCCGACTGCTGCTTTCTTCTGCGAGTGCGGACGTCCTTTCAATCCGCTGGCTGCGTTCCTGGCCGGTGAGAACGTTCCAGAGTCGTATCTGTTTGCGCTGCAAGGCACAGACCTCGATAAGGCGCTGGGCGAGATGGACCGGCGCGCGAAGATTCGCGCGAAGTTCCAGCCCAAAGCGTAGGTAGGAGGGCGTCATCGACAACACTCTGCTGGCCGTCAAGAAGAAGGTAAGGTCGCTCGTCGGGGATCCGATGGCTGACTTTACCACCGATGCCTATCTGACTCCCATGATCAACATCGTCTATGAAGCACAGACGACGAAACTCATGGCAGACACAGATAGCTCGTTTGACGACTGGGTCTTTGACGTCCCTGCCGTGCCTCTGGGAACAACAAACCTGCGGCAGTACCAGTCCTCGCAGATGCCGACACCGAACGGGAATGTGGCGGGGCCGCTCTGCGGTCTCGTCACCCCCTCAATCATCGAGTGGAAGCAGGTTGGGCAGCCGGACCAGAACTACGTGGAGGCCGGTCGCGTGGGCAAGCTGCCGAACGTCTCTCCGGCGGCTCCGCAGAACATCTTCCAGATGCAGTGGGAGTGGCGCGACATGGTCATCTACCTGGTGCCCATGACGTTCCCTGTGGACCTGCGGGTGCGTGGGGAGTTCTCGCCACCGTCTCTGGTCAAAGACACGGATGAGTTGATCGTGCATCCCAGAATGGGGACGGCAACAGCCTTTGGAGTCGGTGCGCTGATCGGTGCAGAGCGCAAGAACCAGGGCTGGATCGACTCGTATACCCCTTCGGCCGCAGACGTTCTAGGGGACATTTCGAACCTGCTGACCAAGGGCGAGCAGGGTGTGACTACTCGCATTGGGCGGTACGGCGGCAACCGCAGTGGATATGGTCGCGGCAACGGATATTAGCTTCTAACCTCAACAATTCAAGGAGAATGAAATGGCAAAGCTGCTTCTAACCGCTCTCAAACTGGTGCAGGCTCCGGGGCCGGACAACCGGCTCTACGTCAAGGCTGCAACCGCAGACAACGTGTATGTGACGGGTGGCGTAGCGCTCGACCTCTCCCCGGGCAAGATCACTGACCCGAATGCGCTGGGCGTTGTAGGCCCGTCGCAGGTTCCGGTCGTGACCCCAGGCGTCTTCACCGAATCGCTCGGCGGGTACAACGCAGCTGTGGTGCCGACTACCGGAGGACTCAGCGGCTACAAGCTTCAGTACTGGACTTCCGGAGGCACAGAGCTTGGCGCTGGAGCGTATCCTGCGGCGATCTCGGGCGGAAACCTCGTGCTTGAAATCCCGTACGAGTCGTAGGGTATACTCGGTTCACCATTCGAGTAAGGCAATTCGGCGCATCGCTCGCGGCATGACCGTTGACTGATGCGCCAGATTTTTGCTACATTGTTGCAAGTCGTGACAAGCGTTCCGTGAGGATATGGCTTGGTTCTCTCTGTAATGGGGGTAGCGACACAAGGTTATACATCGGGCAGCCGCAGTGGGTGTGCATACCTGCTGACCAACGGTTGAGGTATCTGGGCACAGTAACCCGATAGGGTGCCTGTCTGAGTGAGACGGAACAAGCCCAAGGCGGGAGGGGCAATTCTCACAACCCGCACTTGATTTTGCAGTGGCAGACATCGGCGCGACATGGGATATAAATGCTCGGGAGACGTGCTCGGGTATCCGCCCCCACGATGGACGCTTTCACAGGCTTAGGCCACTGCAAGTAACATTCCACCGACAGAGCAGTAGCCGTCCCCCAGGGCCCAGTAAGCCACAGTTTGCAACTGAGATCGTGCCGTACTCGGGAGTGGCCCAAGGAGAAGTGAGGTACAGGGGTTGCTCGCACATGAGCGCAGCAAAAGGGAGGGGCCTTCGGGCTCCTCCTTTCATTTTGACGTAGCGCGAGTTTCTGTCGCTTCCTCGCGCTGGTGGTGCACCGAAGGAGAGCGACGTCAGGTGCCCAGCACGGCCCCCAGAGATGGGGGCCTTACCTTTTGAGGGTGAACGATTGGCCAACTTTGCAGGGCAGCCCAGCATCTTTTCGAGATTCCTGGGCTACATGGACGAGGACGACCCGACCAATCTTCCCTCCGGGGTAGCCTCGCTTGCCCGCAATACCGACTTCACGTACACCTCCGCCAAGACCCGCGCGGGCGTGAACCTCACCATGCAGGGCGTCAACAAAAGCCCCATCACCGGCTTGTTCGGTCTCGTCTACACTCCCCAGACCGATGCGCCTGCGGACGTGATGTTCCAGTTGCCAACCATCTTCGACAAGACTGGAACATTGCAGTACGAGTCCCCACTGGGCACGGGCCGGATGAATCGCTACCCACTGACCTCCCTGTTCACTCCCCCAGCAAACGCTCATGCGCTTGGGTCACAGGCCTACAACCGGCTCTACGCTTCATTTTCAAATCTGATCAATCCACTCGCCCGCTGCGGAGTGATCGACCTCAAGACCAAGAACGTTGACCCCTACGGGCAGAAGCCTTTCGGGTGGGCATGGATTACGAATACGCAGTGCCTGGTCGGGGAGATGGCAACCCCGTCGGAGATTCAGAACGGCTCAACCGTCTCAGTCGGAAACGGGCACACCTACCGCTGCATCGTCGCCGGGACCACCGGAGCAACCCAACCTATCTGGCCGCTGACTGAAGGCGGGATCGTCGTCGACGGCACGGTGCACTGGCAGGAACTGACGATGGTTCTCGCCAACCGCATCCCCCAACCCGACGCTCCAGCGCTCACGCGCGACCCCGGTGCAGGAGCTTTTGCAGCCGGCCAGGACGTCTACATCATCATCACGCTCCTGAATCCCCAGGGCGAGACCATCGCCTCGATCGCTTCCGTGCTGGTCGATACCGACCTGAACGATGCGGTCGACGTTGCCATTCCTGCGCTGGCGAGCTTCCCCAGTTGGGTGCAGGGACTGGTTGCTCCGTACGAAGTCACCGGCGCCAACGTCTACGAGATGGATGTGGCGACCGGTGCAGAGCCTCCGCCGCTGACCGAGTACCAGCGGGTTGCGGGCAGCCCCTTTGCGCTTGGGGCAACCTTAGTCGTCACCGATACCGCAACTTCCGGCATCTTCCCCCCGACCCGCAACAGCGCGCGCATCACGCCGGGCATGATTCCAAACCCCGTAGTTGCTCCGGTGCTCACGCGGGATGCTTTGGGAGGCGCTTTCCCCGCCGGCCGCGACGTGTGGGTGCGGCAGACGTACACGAATGCGACAGGGGAAACGCTCCTCGGGCCTTCGAACTCCATCATCGACACCCAGGCCAACGATGCGGTGCAGGTGACAGTCCAAGGGCTGACGGGCTACACTCTCACCGGGGTAAACCTCTATGAGGCCGATGTCGCTACCGGAGAAGTGGAGCCGGATCCAACTCAGTATGCACTTGTGGGCTCTTTCCAGCCAGGCGCAACCGCAACGATCACTGCCTCGGCTTCGGGGCCACCTGCACCCATTACGAATACGACTGGGACGGGCGGCAACATTGTTGCTGACACGGAGATGGGTGGGCTAAATGACACTCAGGGATACCGATACGCTGTCTGTTCCTTCCAAAACCGCAACGGCTCAAACTCTGGCATCACTTCGGGTTCGGTTATCCAGTACATCGTCGACGAAGACGGTTGGGAGCTTGCTGTCTTCAATGTCGCTGTCGGCCCCCTCAACATATCCAAACGGCTCATCGGCTTTGCTGTCGCAGACGGAGTGCCAGCCGGACCCTTCGGTTACATCAGTCAGTCTCAAATATCAGACGGTATTCAGGTGCTTGCCAGCGTCATCAACGATAACGTCACGACGCAAACGGTAGTCAACTTCACCGACGATCAACTCCTAGCGGCCATCGCCGCCGGCGACCAGCTCACCAGCTATTTCGACACCATCTGGCCTTTGCCGTGCGTCGACCTCTACTACTCCCCCTCGACCAACCGATTCTTCCAGACCGGGATGCCGGGGTTTGCTTCCAGCCACTTTGTCTCGCAGGCAGGGGACGCAGAGACGTACCAGGGTTCGACTTGTGACATCCAGGTAGGGCAGGATGACGGCGAGCGCTGCATCTGCGTCCGAGAGTTCACCAACGGAACCATTTTCTCGCTGCGGGAGCGCTCGGGCTTCATCATCACTCCAAGTTCGGCGAACCCGATTCTCTGGAACGTGCAGAGGCAGTGGTCAAAGGTTGGCCCATGCGGTCCGCGGGCGGTCGACGTCGCCGGGAACTTCCTCATCTTTGTGCACCGTTCGGGTATCTATCGATACGAGCAGGGCCAGCCGGAACTGCTTACGAAGGAAATTCCCTACTTCTGGCAGACGATCAACTGGGCGGCGCAGCAGACCATTTGGCTGGAGATCGATGAGGAGAAGCGCATCGTGCGTTGCGGGTTGCCGGTGAACGGCAGTGCGGTGCCTAACGTCGAACTGACCATCTCCTATGTCGAAGGGTGGGCGTATCCCATTCATTTCTCGACCTATTCGGGCAAGATGATCGCGGTGGACGCCTGCCGCAAGATCAGCATCAACGACATCGCGGCGAACTGCGCCGGGCGGATTGAACGGGCTTTGCCGCCTCCTCCTGATCCGCCGCAAGGGGTTACAGGCATCGAGCAGACCGGTGGGGACTTCTACCAGTCGCAGTTCGTGTACGGCTCGAGCGCTGCGGACGGGACGGTGCAGGCCATCACCCCCGGAATCTACTCGGACAATCAGGCTGGGATCGATTGGCACTACCGCACAGTGTCGACGCAGCAGATGCAGGCGCTTTCGAAGTGCGAAGGGCTGAACCTGAACGCAAGGGGCGAGGGATCGATCAATGCCACTTTCCTCTCAGGCAGGGATATGCTCACCGACTGGACGCCGGGCGCACCAACGACCAGGGCAGTGAAACTCAGGCCTTTCGACCTCAACCCCGGACAAAGTGCAGGGATTTCAAGGAATTGCGAGTCGAGGGTCAATGAGCACTGGATGTGTGAACTGGATAACGGAAAAGTACCCGGAGCATGGTGCGAGCTCAAGACCTTGATCGTCTACACCATCCCGATGTATGGAGCCAGGGACGGAAGTGAAGGATGAGCACCATCAACCAGGGCACGATCAACAACGCGGCCGCAGGCGACAAAGAGGCCATGCGTGTCCTGCTCAACGCTTTCGCTGCGCAGTTCTTGGCTGGTGCGCAGGCCGGGGGACCTTCCTTACTCGAACCGACCAGCGGGGGCAAGACCCTTACTCCAACGACCGCCGCGCCGCCGGCGCCGCCGTTCACCGTCTCCGGCAAGAATGGAGTCTTCAGCTTCGCCATCACCCCGCAGAAAGCACCGTTCCGGTCCACACTCTACTTCGAAGTCACGTATTCCGAGAGTTCGAACTTTGGCAACGCCTCGGGCCTGCCGCTGACGCCGTCGACCAACTTCACCTTCCCGCTGCCCGGCGCCGTGCTCTACTTCCGCATCCGGGCAACGTATGACGGGGCAAACTTCAGCGCCTACCGTCCTTCGGCGGGGAATCCGGCGGTCTCCGCAGGCTTGCAGTCGAGCGCAGCAACGTCGAATGCAACCGCTTTGAATATCACCAATTACGCGCTTTGCGATGCAGTACCGGTGGGGGGAACGCAGAATGTCCGGGTGTACGGTGCTGCGGGCCCGCAGACGATGTGGCCAGCAGTCAAGGGGGAGAAGGAAACGATTCTTCCCTCCGCGACGATCATCAACTCCGTACTCGGGTCGAAGCCCTTTGTGGCATGGGATCCAGAGACAGAGCAGTTTGTGGTGAGGGACACGCTCCCCCAGGTCTTTGCAGACAATCTAGTACCAGTCGGGCAGGTGGGCACTCCGGAAGGGGGAGTGGTCACAGAACCAACCGTCACGGCCAACGTGGTGGCGGGCGGCATCACGAGCTACACCGTCACTGCGCCAGGGGCCAATCTGTCCGCACCAGTCACTTTGACGATCACCGACGCAACCGGGTCGGGGGCAGTTCCGGGTCCGCAAACCATCGTCGCAGGGCAGCTTACTGCGGTGGCGCCGGGGTTGCCCGGTAGCCTCTACACCGCGCCGACGGTTGCGGTGAGCGGCGGCAGGGCACCGGGTTCGCCGGGCGGGGGAACGATTGTCGGCAATAACGGTGGCAGATACCTAGCCAACGAGGGGAATCCATAAATGTGGAAGAAAAGGCACGAGATAGTCGACACCCGGACGAAGATGCATGTGATCACTCTCCACGAGCCGGACTCGGGAGCCGAGCACAAATTGCAGATCATGATTGGGCACGACTCCTGTCCGCACTGCGGGCACATCACGCTGAAGGATGGCATCGATGCGGCCCAGCATGTAGCCAACGAGTTAGCCCTGCTCAACCAGAGCCATGCGGCGATGAAGGAGCACGCTGAGAGACACCGTGCACCGCTAAGGAAAGCGCAGTGACCACCATCCGAGTAGCACGACATTCGGACTGGCCGCTGATTCAGGAGTTCCACAAAGAACAGAACCGCCAGCAGCAGACCAACTACGCGCTGCCCAGACTATTCTCCCCCGACGGGTCATTCGCTCCGAACATTGCCATGGCCTTCATGGTCGAGCGGAATGGTAAACCAGTTCAGAGCTTCTACTTCGAACTGGTCCCAGAGGTTTGCTTCGCCGGCTGCGACCCGAAGGCAACCGCTTACGCGCGCCGCGAGATCGATCGCATCGCCTTCGGACTGAGGGCCATGGGGTTTACCGGGATCAACTGCAAGGTGCCCGAGCATGTTGCTGAATCGATTCGCACGCCGCTCGAGCATGCAGGGTTTGACGAGGATCAGAAGATAACGCACTTTTTCAAAGACTTACGGCTACCTAAGCCGGAGGGGGAAGACCATTGAGCCGCTCACAGCAATCCCAAGTTTTAGCGACTGCCCAAGCAAACAGCGGTGCCGACCAGACCACTGCGCAGAACGCACAGCAGGCGGAAGTTGCGGACATCGGCAACTACGAGAAGCAGTTGAGCCAGTACGCCGCGGACAACCCATACAAGGCAGGTGGGGAGTACGACACGGCAACGGACTCGAAGCTCTCAGGCGTTGCGGACGTGGGTTCCTCGGCTATCGCCAATCAGCTTGCGACCCAGGCCAAGCGCACCGGCGAGAACGCTACCGCGGCAAACGCTACGGCGGCGGAGGTAGCGCGCGCGAATGAGCGCGAACTGGCCGCGGGCGAGGCTGGCGCGACTCAGACCCGCATCGGGGACGAGGCGAACTACAACGCCGGAGTCTTGCAGGATACGGCGGCGCCAGTGGCGATGGAAGCTGGAGTCGCTAATCCTGCGCTATCAGCTTCAAACTCTGCGCTGGGGATCGGCGGGGACGCAGCGAAGACGCCAGGGTTCTGGGACAGTCTCGGAACGAGCTTTGCCCAACAGTTAGGGAAGACCGCCGGCGGCGGCAACATCGGAAAACAGGGATAGGGGAGACAAATGGCGGATGAAATGTATGCAGACCTCCTCGACGCACTCAGCCCGGTTTCGAAGGCTGGGATGGACCCGGACGAAGCGGCCGCAGACCGCGCAGGCACCATGGCCAAACTTCTGGGGCCGGACGACACTCCGAAGCCGAAGTGGTACGAGCAGGATCAAGAGGTTGCACAGAATGATGTCCCGCCACGGCCAGGGACGAGCCAGAACGGGAATCCTTTACCTCCCGGCTTGCAGAGTCGCCAGGCACCGCAGGACGCGCCCGCCACTGATCCTACGCCCGCCGTTCCCGCAGGAGTGACGCCCACCGGCACAGCCACCAAGCCCGATCTCGCGGCAGGGAATGCGGCGACCATCGGGCTGATGCAGTCGGACTACGCGCGCGCCTCCCAGGATGTGCAGAACGAAGCCGCGCAGCCGGACGAGGCTACCGTATTGGCTCCGCTCGAACGCCAGCGCGTCAATGCGCAGGCACGGCAGGTGGAGCTTCAGACCCCCTACGGGCCCGACGGAAAGACCTTGCCCGAGTACAAGCCGAGCTTTGGGCAGAGACTTATGCGCGGAGTCGAGGGTTTTGCGGGCGGGGGAGTTCTCGGAGCCATTGACCCGAAGGTGGGCGGCGCGCAGCCTTACGGCGCACCAAACAAGGAGTACGGCATCGACCAGGCGCAAGCCGCAGGACGAGTTGCCGGGGCGGACCAGCAGTTGAAGAATGCGCAGGACAACTGGAAAGCCACGTCTGACCGGCTGAAGCAGATTGCGCAGGAGCGGCGAGCGCTGGCGACCACAGGCAAAGATACGACCAGTTCCAGCATCGCGCAGCAGGACCAGCCGAACAAGGACAAGCAGGCCCAGGCCGACTTACTTCGCGCGCAGAACGAAGGACGCCCGAAGACGCTGGATGATGCCATTGCGCAATTCAACGCCGAGACTGATCCAGCCAAGAAGGCGCAACTCGGTCAAACCGTGAAGGATATGACGGATGCGGCGATGAAGTTGAAACCGCCGCGTCAACCGGGAGAGCAGCCAAGCGTCGGACTGGCAGAGTTCGGCGCCTATCGCGCTGCACGCCAGAAGGAGACCGGCAAACCTCTATCGTCTGACGATGTGCTCAACTTCATCCACAAGACAGACCCCAATGCACCGGACGAGGTTGGGTCGATTGTGGCGCAGGCCATGGATGCGAAGGAGAAGTTTGCAAACCAGTGGACTCCGAACGATGACGGAACATATAAATCTGTCGATCCAATGAATCTAAAGACGCTTACGGGTCCGGAGTTCCAGACGCAGATTGACAAGATTGGTCGTTCTGACCCGAACGTGAAGCTTGCCAAGAAGGGCTACACGATCGATGCGACCGGGAATCTGGTGCCGACTCATACCGGACCAGCCGCACAGGCAAAAACTCCGTTCGTCCCCAAAACTCCGCGCCCCCCTGGCGCCACCGGTACGGCACTCGTGGATGGAAAGCGGCACTGGGTCAACGCTCAAACGCATAAGGTTCTCGGGTTGGCAGAATGATCGATGGTGCTGTAGCGGAACCGCCCTCTGGGGCAAGTGTGGATTGGGGCACGTATGAGCCAACTCCCAGCCAGTCTGCCAAACCTGCGGCCGGAGTCGATTGGAGCAGTTATCAGGATGAGCCCTCCGCCACCCCAACCCCACCCCCCGTAACCCCGCAGAGCATTCAGGAAGACAACGCGGACACGGCGAACTCACCGACCCCCCCGCCTGTAGGGGTGAGTGGTCCACCGGTGGGCATGCGGCAGTCTGGCCCCCCAGCCTTCGCCCCTCCAGGTATCGGAGACGGACCGGCGGTCCCTTCCGCCGGCGCCCCGCAGCGGATCATTTCAACCATGCCGCGCGAGACCGTTGCGGGAACCCTTCAGTATCGGTCCGAACCTCCGGTCCCCATGCATCACGAACAGACCGAGGGAGAGGCTATACGTGAAGCGCTATCCCATCCCATTGAAACCCTGACTGGAGCAGACCTTCCTTCGCAGCAGGAGGAAAAACAAGAGATGCTGGAGCGTGGGGCGAGCGAGACCGGAGACCCATTCCTCGCTACCGCTGTCAATATTCAGCAGTCTACGCAGCAACCCCTATTCAACCTCAGCGGTTCGAAGACATTTCAAGGCATCCTCGATCCCAAAAGTAAAAATATATTCTCGCGCGTAATCACCGGGGGCACCAAGGGCATCGAGGCACTATCTTCCCCCGACAACATTGGACTGCTCGCCGGGATGTACTTTGCTCCCGAGGAAGCTGGGCAACTCATCTCTGCCGTGTTTTCTGCACAGATGGCGCAAGGGGCAGGATCAGAAGGCGTTCAGACTCTACGCGCTGCACATAGGGGAGATTACGGAGAGGCGGCAGAGCGCGGCGCCAATGCCCTTATAAGCGCTGCCTTTGCTGCTCAATCTGGGAAGCATGCGATGGGGATCGAGTCCAGCCCATCTTTCAGAGAATCAGCCGGGCAGGGTCTGGAAGAGGGTGTGCGGCAGGCGACCGGAGCAAAGGGTCCGTGGGCAGATTACCAACCGATAGCGCCCGTTGCGCAGCCCAAGCAGCAGGTCGCACCCCAGGACACATCCCGCACCTTCACCGCGCCAGCCAACGCCGCTCGCCAAGCGGGGGTGAAGTTCGACACAGGCCCATTCGACTTCGACAAGTTCGACGCAGCCAAGAAGGGCGCCGTGCAGGGTTCGACCGATGGCGCCGCGATCCGTGCCTCTGCCGAGCAGCAGCACCCCACCCTCAAGGCCACTGTTCAAGGCGCAATCGCAGGCATCCCCGGTGCTGAACTGGAAGGCTCTCGCGTCAAGAGTGCCGAGTCGATGCAGACGAAAGCCGAGCGGGGGACTGCATTCGAGGGCATGAAGGACGTTCTCGGGCTGCGCATCTCGGTGGACTCCCCTCAAACTGGCAAACTGGTTGAGCAGGCCATCAAGCAGTCCCATCCGGTAGTCGGGGAAGAACCTCTCGACGCCAACGGGTTGAAGGGGCAGCAGCTATTCGTGCGCTCTGGCAAGCCCGGCGAGGCGCTGCAGGTTGCAGAGATTCAGATTCTGCCCAAGCCGCAAGTCGATGTGCTGGACAAGACGACCCCCATCTACGAGCAGCAGAAGGAAGCGGAGGCAGCGGGCGACGACAAAGCAGCGGAGGCACACAGCGACAAGGCGACCGAGATCCACGAAACTGCGCTGACCGGCGAGCTACCCACGAAGTACGAGTTCGGCAGCACCCAGGCGAACCTGCCGGCGAGCTCGGACGCAGCCAAAGCCGTCGGGGACATGCAGTCGCGCATCCCAGATACGGACTTGGCGGGTGACGGCAAGGATCTCGACAAATTCCACGTCACCGTGCGCTATGGGCTGAAGAGCGGCATCACGCCAGAACTGCGCAAGTTCATCGAATCGCAGGAACCTTTCGAGGCTTCGCTCGGTGCAACGACCAGCTTCCCCCCCAAGCCCGGAGCCGAAGCTTCGCCCATCATTGCCCCAGTGGAGTCGCCGGAACTGCACAAACTGAACGCAGCGATCGAGAAGGCTGGGGACTTCCACCCGTCCGACTACCCCGACTACCGACCTCATGTAACTGTCGCGTTCGTGAAGCCAGACCTTGCAGACAAGTACACCGGCATGACGGACGCCAAGGGCAAGACGTTTCCGATTGACAGCATTGCCATCTCAGACCAGAATGGCAAGCACACCGAGATTCCGCTGTTAGGTGGAAAATCCAAAGAGGGAAAGGAGACTGCGGAAACTTCCGGCTCCACGCAAGCCGGAAAAGAGCCAGTGGGGGGTAGAGCCGACGAAACTCTCCCCCCCACCGAAAACCATACAACCCCGCGGACTGTTCCCGAGCCCGGGGCAACGAGTCCAGCAGTACCTAAGTCAGAGGCAGCGCAGCCCCAAGAGGTTGCCCCAAAACTCACCAAAGGCTCACAAGTCACTCTGCCCGACGGCCGCACAGGGACTTTACGCTGGACGCTAGGCAAGGATGCGCGCGTAGAGCTTGCGGACAAAGCGAAGACCCGGTGGGATGGCAAGCTGGCAGACCTCAAGCCTGCGGAAGCACCGCCGATTGGCAAGCCGCTAAATACCCGCATCGAGCAGATCAAGCAGGCCGTAGCCGATGGCACGCCCGTAAAGATATTTACGGCGCGCGCTGACGATCCGAGAGTGCCCATCTTCCTCAAGGAAAATGGCCTTGGCGAACTGCCTGTCACGAACATCAAAGGGCACGACTTTGGTGGCCTGATCGACAACATCGTCAACGTTCCGACCAATTCAGACAAGCCGTTCGATATGCCTAAGATTCCAGCGGGGAAGACCCTTTACGTTGATCTCGACGGGACTCTCGCAAAAGAAGGAGGCACAGATGCAACCCCTAAGCCTACAGAAGCAGAAGGTAGCAAAGCCCCCGTCAAAGCCGCAGCAGAACCTGAGCGCGGCGCTGGCAAAGTGGAAGGGCAAGCGAAAGAAGCCAGTGCCCCCCAAAGCGACCTAGCCCAGAAGCGGGAGAAGTTCAAAGCTGGCAAGGGCACGAAGGCGGAGCGCGAGACTGCACAGCGCATGCAGGAACTGGCCGAACACTTTACCCCCGGCAACGTCATCCACTCTGCCTACTGGCGCGACTACGATAAGGTGCTGGCATTCACTCCTGCGACGACAGAACACAACTGGTCCGTCAAGGTGATCCACAGCGATAAGGAAGGAAACCCGCTCCCCGACGCAGACCCGCGTAACCACTCGACCTACCCGGATAAGGGCGATGTGATCGTGAAGCGCGGCGAGAAGCAGGCACCGCCAACCCCCGACGAACCCGCCACCTTCGTCCGCAAGAGCCTCCAGACAGGCAAGGAAGAGACGTTTACGCTGCCAGGTGCGCAGACGACGATCAGCCGACCCGCAGAGATTCGTGAGGCGAGTGACCAGACGCTCGCGGAAGCAGCGAAGAAGTGGGCGAAGGCGACCCTTGAGGGAGGCGGCGACAGCGATGCAGCGGGCAAGATTCTTGGGGAGATTGAGGCCGAGCAGAGCCGACGCGAGGCTAAGGGCCGGGTAGTTCCCATCGAGGATGCCAGAGCGCCCAAGCCGAAGATTCCCCAGATCCCAGCAATGGCAGGCATGACGCCGCTCGGCGTGAAACCTGTTGCCGAAACCCCTGCAAAGGAGGACAATACTGCACATGGCGACCGCGACCAGAACGGTGGACGTACCCCCAGCGGAGGACGCGCGCCTGCCGATCTACCAGGCGAAGATCGAGACGCAGTGGGAGCAGCACCTGCCCGACAAGGTGAAGGCGCTGAAGGCAAAGGGAACCTTCGACCAGGAAGTGAAAGCGACGGCGCTCCAGTGCGTTCAACTCCTTCAGGAGTATCAGAAGCGGGGGTTGGGTCCGGACATGGGGCGGGAAGCGGCACAGGGCTTGATAATTCCCCCGCAGGACCAGTAGCAGAAAAGGCTGTCAAGGCGGCCAGCAAGACTCCGAAACTCAACAAAGACTGGTACACCCACCCTGACGACTGGGAACCTCCATCCGGCATCATGGGCAAGCTCGATGCGAACATGGAAGCGCTCCGCATCCTGCGCAACATCGAGAAGTTTCCCCGCCTCGCCACCCCCGAAGAACAGGCTGCGCTCGCCAACTTTGTTGGTTGGGGCGCACTGCCTAACGTCTTTGCTCCGTGGCGCGTCGGCTACTCAGAACGTCCGCGGTGGGAGAAGGCGAACGACGAACTCCATACCCTCCTGAACGAAGAAGAGTATGCGGCCGCAAGCCGGTCGACCCAGAACGCGCACTACACCTCCCCTGAACTCGTGCGCTATATGTGGGACTTGATGAAGCGGTTCGGCTTCAAAGGTGGAAGCGTTATCGAGCCGTCGATGGGTTCGGGCAACTTCTTCGGACTCATGCCGAAGGCTTTGCGTGCCAACGTAGAAGCGGTGGGTAACGAGATGGACCCGGTAACTGCGGGCATCGCCAAACTACTTTACCCCGGCGCCACCATCTTCAACAAAGACTTCGTGCAGTTGATCCTGCCCGACAACTCCCTCGACCTCGCCATCTCGAACGTTCCATTCGGCGCAAAGGTCTACGACCCGAAGATGCCGAAGCTCAATGCGGGCGTGCATGACTACTTCTTCGTGAAGTCGCTGGACAAGGTTCGTCCGGGTGGCGTGGTCGCATTCATTACGTCGACCGGAACAATGGACAAGCAGAACGGCAACATTCGGGACATCATTGCTTCGAAGGCCGACCTCATCGGTGCAATTCGCATCCCCTCCGGCGCGTTCAAGAAGAACGCTGGCACCGACGTTACCACCGATCTGGTCATTCTCCAGAAGCGTGCGCCTGGGCAGGAACCGAAAGGACCGCAGTGGTCCAAGGTTGTCGACATCCAGGTTCCGGGCAGGGACAAAGGTACTATTGCCACCGTCAAGATCAACGAGTATTTCCACGACAACCCCGAGATGATGCTGGGCACCGGGGGTGTCAGCGAGATGTACGGGCGCGATGGCTCGTTTGCGCTCTACCCGCACGAGGGCCAGGACTTCACGCAACTCCTCGAGGACGCCAAGCGTTCATTGCCTCGCGGCATCATGCTTGCCGACGACAAACCTCTCGGTGTAGACCGAGCATCTACCGCGGCAGAGTTTGCCAAAGACAGCCAGCCTGAGGGTAGTTTCGCCATCGACAGCAAGGGCGTGCTCAAGCAGGTGGTCGACGGCAAGCTCCAGGCACCCCCGGTAGTCGAGAACGCAGACGGCACCAAGAGCCCAGCCAAAGTTGAGCGCATCAAGCAGATGGTCGGTCTGCGCGATAACCTCAATGGTTTGCTTGCCTCCATGACGGAACTGCCCGACGACGAGCCGAGCAACGCCGAGATTGCCAAGCAGCGCAACGAACTCAAGAAGGAGTACGACAAGTTCGTCAAGCGCAACGGCATCCTGAACGCTCCGGCCAACCGCATCTTCGATGACGACCCACATTTCCCCCGGCTGCTGGCGCTCGAAAACTACGACTCTGCCAAGCGTGTAGCGACGCCGGCGCAAATCTTTACCCAGCGCACCATCTTCCCCCGCGCTGAACTTACCAGCCTTTCGCCGGATCCACACGACGCGCTCTACCAGGTGCTCGCCGAGCGCGGCAGACCGGACATTGGCTTCATGGCGCGGCTGCAAGGTAAAGAGCCAGCCGAAGTTGCGAAAGGGCTACTCAAAGACGGGTTGATCTTCCGCGACCCGCACAGCGGCGACTACGAGATGAAGGAGAAGTACCTCTCGGGCTACGTCCGCGACAAACTGGACGAGGCCAAAGCCGCCGTCGCGCAGGGTTCGAAGGAGTACCAGGCCAACGTCGATGCGCTTGAGAAGGTTATCCCCGATACCGTGCCGATCGCCAAGATTGAGGTAAAGCTCGGCGCAACGTGGATTCCCCTCCCGGCGTTCAGCGACTTTATCAGCGATGTGCTCAAAGCCAACGGGCGCGTAACGAATGATGGCGGCATCTGGAAAGTCTCGAACCTTGCTAACACCCCAGAGGTATCGAGCACCTACGGCACGCCCGCCGCTTCCGCCGACTGGATTCTTGAGCAATCCCTCAACCAGCGGGAGATGAAGATCACCTACAAGGATTCAGACGGCGTAGTCCACGTCGATCCTCAAGCCACTCTGCTTGCTCGCCAGAAGCAACAGAAGCTGCGCGAGGCGTTCAACCAGTGGGCAGCCGACTCGAAGAAGTGGGGGCCGGTCCTCGAAAAGGCGTTCAACTACGCCTACAACAACATCGTCCTCCCATCCCGCGACGGTTCGCACCTGACGTTCCCGGGTATGAATGCCTCGGTAGACCTCCGTCCGCACCAGAAGGATGCGGTCTGGATGGTGATTCAGGAGGGCCGCGGGCTGCTGGCGCACGTCGTAGGTGCTGGTAAGACCTTCGAGATTGCCGCCTCGATCATGGAAGGCCGGCGCATCGGGGCGTTCCGTAAGCCCATGTTGGCCGTGCCGAACCATCTTGTCGACCAGTGGCGCTCCGAGTTCATGCACCTCTACCCTGGCGCCAAGTTGCTAGTTCCGACCAAGGGAGACTTCGATTCGAAGAATCGGCAGCGTCTGATGGCGAAGATTGCGACCGGCGACTACGACGCTGTAATCCTAGCTCACTCGCAGTTCAACCTCATGGACATCTCCCCCGAGCGCCAGATGAAGACGCTGCAGGGCCAGATGGACGAACTCGTCGAGACGATCCGTGCGATGAAGGGCAACCGGGACGACGAGCGCACTGTCAAGCAGATGGAGAAGTCGAAGGAGCAACTCCGCACCCGCATGGCGAAGTTGCAGGATATGAAGGCTGACAAGGCTATCAGTTTCGACGAGACTGGGGTCGACGCTCTGTTCATCGACGAGGCTCACGCCTACAAGAACCTGATGTATTACACCAAGATGCAGAGGGTCGCCGGACTCTCGCAGGGAGACTCGAAGCGCGCGACCCGGCTGCTGATGAAGACACAGTACCTCCAGGACCAGAACGGTGGGCGCGGCGTGGTCTTTGCAACCGGAACGCCTATCCAGAACACGATGGCCGAGCAGTACACGATGACGAAGTACGTTGCCCCCGACGTGCTGGAGCGGGCTGGAATCAAATACTTCGACGACTGGGCTGCCAACTTCGGGGCCGTGCAGACGAAAAATGAACTGGCCGCGGATGGGTCGAGCATCAAGGCGCGGTCGAAGTTTTCACGCTTTACCAACGTGCCTGAACTCATGCAGATGTTCCGCTCCTTCACCGATATCAAGACGGCGAAGATGCTGAACCTGCCCACTCCTAAGCTCGAAGGCGGCAAGCCCCAGGCCAACTATGTGCAGCCGAGCGAAACCCTGATGGAGTACGTGAAGACGCTGGTTCACCGGGCCAAGAACATGCCGAAAGACCCGCGTGTCGACAACATGCTCAAGGTGGTTTCGGATGGCCGGAAGGCTGCGCTCGATATGCGGCTGGTTGATCCAGACGTAAAGGATGACCCGGACTCGAAGATCAACCAGGTAGTCGAGGATGTGCTGCGCGAGTGGAAGGCGGGCAAAGCTGACAAACTGACGCAGCTCGTCTTCCTCGATATGTACCGCGCGCTGGACTACCCACCTTCGACCCGCAACCCACTCGACGACTCGGAGATCATCGGACGGCCAACTGAGCGCCTGAACCTCTACAACGATATGCGCTCGAAGTGGATTCGTGCCGGCATCCCTGCCGACCAGATCGCCATCATCGGGGACTACGACACGGACGTAAAGAAGAACGCTCTCTTTGCCGCGGTCAACAATGGCGACATTCGCATCCTCATGGGCTCAACCGAGAAGATGGGCGCGGGCATGAACGTACAGCGTCGTCTCAAGGTGCTGCACCACGTTGACCTGCCATGGCGTCCCGGAGACCTTGCGCAGCGCACCGGCCGCATCGAGCGCCAAGGAAACACAAACGCCGAAGTGAGCGTCAAGTATTGGCTGACGCAGCGGTCTTTCGACACCTACATGCTCAATACGCTCGTGACCAAGGCCGAGTTTATTGAGCAACTTATGTCGGGCACGTTCAAGGGCCGGTCTATCGAAGACCTCGATTCAACTGTCTCGATGAACTTGCAGGACATGATGGTTGCGACCTCCGGCAACCCAGACATCAAACTCAAGTACGACCTTGAGATGGAGAAAGATCAGTTACAGGCGCTGGAGCGCGGGCACCGCCAGGAAATGCGTGAGAACGGCTTTCGCGCGCAGAACGCCAGCGACCGTGCATCGAGGATGTCAGGGCAGATCGTCGTCGAGAAGAAGGCTCTGGCCAAGTATCAGGCGGTCAAAGGGGAGGATGGCAAGGGATTCTCTCTCGACGTGGACGGCAAGAAGTTCACTGTGCGCAAGGATGCGTTTGAGTATCTCGACGCGATGAAGGTGCCGCAAGCTAACTTCTACCTCACCCTAAACGGCATCGGAGTTTCGGTAAAGACGTTCTCTGAGGCACGCAACCAGGCGGTGCTCGAATACCAACTGGAGTACGAGGGCACCGAGCGCACTCCCCCGGAACAATCGATGGCTTCGCTGGGCCGGTCCATCGATGCACGGCTTGGCAATCTGAGCGACACCATCGAGAGCAACGAGTTCTCCGTCAAGACCAACAAGGCTGATGCCGAGAAGTATTCGAAGATGACCGACTTGCCGTTTGCCGAGGCCAAGCGCCTTGCGGACGTGAAGAAGGAAATCGACGAGGTAGACAAGCGGCTCGGCATGAAGGACGAGCCTCCGAAGGACGAGGTGACTGCAGACATCGCAGACGAGGATGGCGAGGCAGATCAAGAAGTAGGCGACCAAGATCAAGAAGACTCAGCTACCCTCAAGCCGAACAAGGCCGCGGAGGAGCGCGCAGCCAAACTCGGCTCTACCTTCTCCTCCGGCCTTGACCCCACCCTCTTCAAGGAGTTGTTCCCCGACATTGCGCAGCGTGTCTCCGACTGGATCGACAACCCCGAGACCAACGCCGACCGCATGAAGGCGACGATCCGCGAAACTCGCGGCACGATGGACCGGCGCGTTGCCGTCGTCATGCACAAGCTCGCTGACTCCCGCAAAGAGTGGTCGAAGCGCTCCCGCGAAGACTCGATGAAGTTCTGGAACGCCGTCGAAGATGGCAACGTAGCCTCGCTCGACCCGAAGGATCAGGCGCTCGCCAACCTGTTCAAAGGTGCTTTTGACAAGATGCGTGGGCAGATTCAGCAACTCAAGCCCGAAGCCCTGCGCAACTACATCGAGAACTACTTCCCGCACCTCTGGGAGCGCCAGTCCGATGCGCACTCCGTAGTCTCCCGGCTGATGAACGGCAAGCGTCCCCTGCAGGGCAAGGCCAGCTTCCTGAAGAAGCGCACCATCCCCACCATGCAGGATGGCATCGACCTTGGATTCAAGCCGAAGACGTGGAACCCGGTCGAGTCCTTCCTGACGAAGTACGCTGAAATGGCCCAGTTCCTGATGGCGCACCAGACCATTGCGGTGATGAAGGCGGAGGGCAATGCCAAGTTCGTGCGCCTGGGTGCCCAGCCTCCTGATGGTTGGCAGCAGTTTGACGACCGCTTTGCCTCCGTCTACCGGCATGCCAACATCCTCGACGAGGACAAGGTAGAAGACAACACCTTCGACAAGACCTACGTGGGTGGCAGCAAGCCCATCCCCTCGATCGCCGTTGAGGACCTGCCCACCTACGGCGCCACCGTTCTGGTCGGGCACTACTACGGTCCCCCGGATGCGGTGAAGGTTTTCAACAACTTCGTCAGCCGCGGGCTCGCCGGCCGTTCGGGAATCTACGACACGCTGAACTGGATGAACCAGAACCTCAACGCTCTCCAGTTGGGCATCTCCGCCTTCCACGCGACGACCACGACCATCAACGCGGCAGCGTCGGACATTGCGCTGGGCCTCGAACAACTCTTCCGCGGCGAGCCTCTGAAGGCTGGCGCCAGCTTCCTCAAAGCCCCGGCGACGGTGATCAACAGCTTCCGCAACGGCTCTAAACTGATGGAAGCGTACCTCTCCCCAGGGAGCATGGCCAAGCTCACCGAAGAGGCGCGCGCCATCGCGCAAGCCGGCGGCCGCATCCAGCAGAACACCCTCGAACTCCGCCCTATCGCCCAGATTGCGAACGCATGGCGCAACGGAGAAGTCTGGGAGGGCGTCAAGAAGGTGCCCGGCGCCCTGCTCCAGGCGTCCATCTACCCGGTGCTGAACTGGTACGTGCCTCGCATCAAGCTCGGAGCCTTCTACCAGATGGCCCACGACGTTCTCGACCAGGCGCAAAAGAACAACTGGCCCAGAGAGAAGACCCGAGCTATGATGCAGCGGGCGTGGGACTCGGTAGACGATCGCTTCGGACAGGTGGTCTACGACAACTTCTTCTGGAACAAGGCGACTCGGGACGTGCTCCAGGTCACCAACCGCGCAGTCGGCTGGAACTTCGGCAGCCTCCGGACCTACGCCGGCGCCGCCGAGGATACCGCGCGCGCCGCAGGAAAGGCCGCAGCGGGCGAGAAGCCAGAAGTTACCCCGCGCATGGCCTTCGCCTTCGCCTCCTTCATGGTGGCAGGACTCATCGGGGCCCTACTGACGAAGCTCTGGACCGGCAAGAACCCTCAGACGTGGAAGGACTACCTCTATCCGACCACTGCGGACGGAACACGCCACAATATCCCCGGGTACCCCGGCCAGGTGGTCTCCATGCTGCACGCTCCAGTGCAGACGACCGTCAACAAGATGGCACCTATCTGGGGCCTGATGTGGGATGCCGTGCAGAACCGCGACTTCTACGGCACCGAGATCCGGCACAAGGACGATCCGGTGATGAAGCAACTCCTGCAGTTTGGGACGTGGGCCTCCGAGCAGGCTATTCCGTTCTCGTTCTCTGGCGGGGCCAAGTTGCTCGAGAAGCGCGGCGCGGAGGATACCCTCGCAGGCCTGTGGCATGCAGCAAAGCAGAACCCCGGAGACGTACTGCTCGGGCAACTGGGTTTCCAGCCGTCCGCAGCCTTCATTCAAAACGACTCAGCGCTGAACCTTGCACACGAATACTCGCTGTCCAACCGCACCCCTGGAACTCGAACCAAGGAACAGGCGGAGCACTCAAAAGCGCTGGCTGCGGTAGAGCAGATGTACCGAACGGGCAAAGTTGATCGTGCTGCGATTGACCGCTTGCGCAAGGAAGGCAAACTCCCCGGCAACTCTGTGTCTCGGGCGGCCATGGAGTCGCGCTTCCCGGCCATCGTTACTGCATCGCGCAGCCTGTCGATCGAGCAAATCCTGAACGTCTTCGAAAAGGCGACACCCGAGGAGCAGAAGCAACTGCGTCCGTATGTCGAGCGCAAGTCTGCGCAGATCGACGACATCCCCGACCCGGAGCGCAGACAGCAAGTCAATGACGCTTTCAACGCCGCCATGGGAACGAACCACACCCTGCGCGCTGCACGATGAACTACCTCAAGGAGTACCCCCAGCTATGCCCAGAGCAAAACTCAAAGACCTCGTAGGAGAGGCTGATCTTCCGCCCGCACGCCAGGTGCAGGCGTTCATCTCGAAGTATGTGCACGGTGGGCGAGACCTCGAGCGCGCAGCCTGCCTTGCGAAGTTAGACCCGAAGCTCGGCAAGAAGCTCTATCTGGTGCCGAAGATTCGAGAGAGCATCGATCGGCAGATTGCGATGATCGAGTTTGAGCAGGCCAAGCTCACGGCGAAGGCTACCATGCTTGGGGTCGAACTGATTGACTCCGCAGTGGTTGAGTCGCTGACCCGAAAGAAGGACAGGCTGCAGCCGGAGATTGTGCGCATCGCCTACGGCAGAGTCGGGCTGATCCGCGACGGTGAGTTCTACGTGGCACCGGACCCCAGCCAGAACAAGAACGCACCGAGCATCTACCAGGCCGCGCAAACCTCAATGCGCCGGACGGTCACCGAAGAGGTCACGCATACGCAGGTTGTGGTGACTGACCCCATCTTCAGCGTGAAAGAATACTGATGGCACTCCTGCCCTGGATTCCTCCCGAGGAAGGAGTCAACCCGGTATGGTGGCCCCTCAAGCCCGAGCATTCTGACAAATCCCCGCAGCGCACCGGCCTCGAATCGCCAGCAACCCTCTTGCTGTACGGGGGCGGGTCAGGCGGAGGCAAATCGGATTGGCTGGTTGCCGACGCTGCGCAGGAAGTCTCGAATCCCAACTTCCGCGGCCTGCTGATTCGCAAGTCGTTCGTCGAGATGAACAACATCATCGATCGAATGAAGGCCATCTACAGACCCCTGGGTGGACGGTCGACGGATAAGGACCGCATGTGGCGCTTCCCCTCCGGCGCGCAGATCCGGCTCGGGTATATGTCGTCCGATGCGGACGTCGAGAATTATCAGGGCACCCCATTTAGCTGGCTGGGCGTCGATGAGGCAGGAAACCACGTCGAGTCTCGTATCCGCCGTCTCCTCCCCTGGCTGGCCAGCACAGACCCCACGCTCAGAGTCCGAGCACGGTTCACAGCCAACCCCGGCGGAGTCGGCGCTGACTGGCTCATGCGTTTGTTTCTCAGGGACAAGTGCCCCATCTGCCATCCCGAGGAATCGGTCGAGGGCGGTGCAGTCTACGCGGGCAAGAAACTTACCTGGTCGGACGGGCGCCCGCTCGACGAACTGGGTAAGTGGACGGTTAGCTTTATCCCGGCACTGGTCGGGGATAACCCCCTCTACGGCGCGGATAAGGTTGCAGCTCTCCGCACGCAGGAAGCGGCGATTGCCGAGATGCTCCTAAAGGGCTGCTGGTGCCGCTTGGCTGGGCGGTACTTCTCCTTCATGCGTCCTGAGTTGAATCTGCCTTTGGCGGAGTACCCTGCCGAGTGGTGGAACACCTACGTGATTGCCACAGACTACGGCTTTGGCGAGTCGTGGGCCGCGGCGGGGCTGTTCTACATCACCGAGCCCACCTCAGCCTACCCAAGCGGCCGAGCGTTTCAGATTGGCGAGTATGTCGGATTGGACGAGGAGACGGGGGAGAAGCCGGGCTCAGAAGACTTTGCCCGCCAAATCCTCGAACGGTTCGTCGACTCAGGCGAAGGCCGACGCACGTATGCCATGGCCATCTGTGACCCTGCAACGGACGGGCACACGGGTAACGGCCGCTCCAACATGGAGATCATGGCCGAGGTCTTTGCCGAGCGCGGCATCCCCGTCATGGGCGCGCACAAGGACCGCATCGCCAACTTCCAGAACCTCTACCGCATGCTCAAGAAGGGGCAGGTGGTCATCACCGATGCGTGCCCAGCAACGTTCAAGTCGATGAATACCAGGATGCACGATCCTGCGCGCCCAGGGGACATCAAGAAGATCAAAGGCAATAGCCTGGATGACCTAGCCGATATGTTGAGTTACTTCGCAAACACCTACTTCACTGGCGATGCAAAGCCCAAAGAAGCGGAGCGCGCAGAGAAGATGCAGGCCATGATCGCGTCCGGCCTGGACGAGCACAGCCTTGGCATGAACTCTTTGCGCATGATGATGCAGGCGCAGAACGAGCCGGATGAGGATGCACCGATCAGGATTACGGGCGTGGGGCGGAGGAGACTGGGGCGGTGAGTGTGAAGGTGATCTTGAAAACCTTCCGTAGTCCGCACGTCCTGCACACGTAAGTGTCTTGGAATAGAGGATCGTCGGGCCGGATAACCTGTATCCAATCGTGAACGATGCACTCGCTCATGGGAGTTTCACTCTGCCGTTGACAATAGGCCCATGCTTCTCGCGGTCGTACTCCACTGTAGGTTCTGGCTTCATTGTCCCGTCGTGATTGAACCGGTTGGCGTCGAGCATCTGCATGAACTCGATAGAGTGCTGGACGGCCTTGCATCCGCGAGCCTCGAACAGATTCCAGTGCTCAGACTGTCGGGCGCACTGGATAGCAGCGTTCTTGGCAGCCTCGAATCCGGCACGGAAGGCATCGTCATAGTCCTCTGCGCGCACCCACTCCTTCTCAAACTCAAAGGGCTTCGAGGTATTGCCAAGGATGCTTACGTTCCCATCCTGCACGCGGAACTTTACGCGGTCTACGTGGCTCATCGCTCCCCCTTGAGGTACTTGATCGCAGCCGAATACTTCGCCAGCAGGCGTAGGTAGGTTTCCTTGGGCAACTTCGAAAGCCGCTCTGGATTCATGTTGTCGTGCAGGTCGGCCAGCTTGATCTTTCTCGCCAGCGGATTCTCTGAGACGCAGCGGATGTAGTCTTCATACGGCTCGCCCTTGCAGTGACACAGCGCTTCGCAGCATCGCAGGACCTCGGGCGGAAACTCCTTCTCAATTATTCGCGCATAGGCACCTGGGTCGCTCGTATCCTCAAGCACGTCGTGCAGGAGCGCGCATACCTTCTCTTGCGGAGTTTCCACAGCGTCAGCCACCCGGGCGAGGTGAAACATATAAGACTCGCCGCTTTTGTCCTGCTGCAGCGCATGGACCTCAACGGCGATTCTCCACGCCTTCGCCAGCATGATCTGATCAACCTCGGCGCCGAACTCACGGGTTGCGATGCTGCGAATGCTTTCCAGTTCGCTCAAAATAGGTCTCCAGACTTGGGTATTTCAGGTTTCGTTTTAGGAAGGGGTTTAGATTGGCAGACTTTGCAATGCATGGGCCTGCCGTCCGCAATCGCATGAGGCGTAGGCTTGCCGCATTTCGTGCACCAGATTGACGCCTCGACTACATTCCTCGTGAAGAAGTGCCGCATGGTGCCTCCTAGTAGGGGATACGCTCTTGTGTTGGCCCATCCGGTTCTGTGTCGTCGATCCAGGCGAGGATACTGCCCGCATACTTGACGTGGCAGGTGCCTATCTGCCCTTCCCGGTTCTTGGCGAGGATCATCTCGCCTTTGCCTTTTAGGTTGCTGTCGTCCTTGTCGAACAATTCCGGCCGATGCAGGAACGCGACTAAATCGGCGTGGTTCTTGAGCTTGCCAGATCCCGCAATGTCGGTAATTCTTGGCCGCGGGTCTTGCCGCTTCGCGCCTTCCTGTGTCATCTGAACTACCAGAATGACCGGCACATCGAGTTCCTCAGCCATCAGTTTGGCGAGAAGTCCTTGCTTGCCGATGCGTTCCTCGGTGCTGGAGTTGCGCCAGAGTCGCATCACGTCGCTCTCGTCGATGTGGCTCAACTGGTCCAGAACAATCAGGTCCAGCCCTGTAGGGTGCCCTTCGCGCATGAGCTTCCGTTTCAGGGCATAGCACCTGGCCTTGATCTGCGTCATCGTCAGGTAGGCATCGTCCATGTAGAGCGGCGCCGCCTTGATCTGGTCGATCTGATCCACCAGTTCGGCACGTTGGTAGGCGGTCAGGTCGTTGTCGCGGATTGAGCGATAGGGGACGCGGGCGGTTGAAGACGCCATGCGCCGGATAGCCGATTTCTTCTTTTGTTCGAACGGGAAGAATGCGCATACCTTGCCCTGCACGACTGAGACGTTGTGGACGGCGTTGCACACCCAGGCTGTCTTTCCTGTCATCGCCATGGCCGCGAGGATCATCAACTCCTGCCGCTGCAGTCCCCCGGTAAACTTGTCGAACTGCGTCCAGCCAAGTTTCAGCCCGTCGAGGGTCGCCATCTGGTTCAGCACGGTATCTGAGTCACCCTGCGAGGCCAGATATTCGCCGGCGGTCGCCATGGGCGTGCTGTCAGAAGACTCCAGCAGCCCCTTCCTGCTTTCAATAGCAGCCTCCAGGAGCGCCTGCGGGTCTTGGGAGGGGTCTGAGGCTCGCTGCTGGTCCTCGTACGCCAGCGCAGCCAGCCTGCGGGCCAGCGCCTTGTCCTTTATGACACGCACGTACCGGGAAACGTCCGGCTTCCCAGGCACGTCGTTCTCAAGTTGGATCACGTAGCCCAGCCCACCTACGGAGTCCAGTTCTGACGTCTTGCGCAACTGGTCGCAGACGGTCTGGTAGTCGATGCCTGCCTTGGCTTCGTGGAGTTTCGAGATTGCGCGGTAGATGCGCTTATGGGAGTCGAGGAAGAACTCAGAGACTTCGAGCGTGCTCACGGCGTCCGCTACGGCGTCTGGGTGCAAGAGGCATGATCCAAGTAGGGCACGCTCGATCTCTGGTGCGGCGGGTAGCGTCAGGTCTTGAGGCTCTTGCATAGAAGAGGGGTGCCCGGATAAGCCGTCCGGGCTCGGGTGGGAGGGCTGCCTTACATCAACTGGAGGTTCTTTTTGGCGTTGGCGGTTGCTGCACGTTCTTCCCGGCGCTTCCGTTGGCGCACCTGCTCGTCGTCCTCTTCGGGTTCTTCCTTGAGGGCTTCGTCTGCGTCAACCTCGCCGGTCTCGTCCGCATCCTCTTCGGGTGCGTCGGTTACTTCGTAGGTGGAATCGAACTCTTCGGCCGCCATCTGTCCGCACCACCGCAACAGGTCAGTCGAGAACTGCGCAACCATCTGGAACTTGACCACCGTACTCGGGTCGTCCTCGCTCGCCATGTTCTCAACGGTGAAGTGCGAGAGCTTTGCCTTCGGCGCCTCGATCGGCGTTGGCCCAAAGAGCAACTGATCGGACATGATGACGTTGCAGTAGTCGATGGTCTGCGTGCACTTCACGACCTCGCCATTCTTCATCACGAAGTCGCGCGCATCCGCCAGCCATTCAGGAAAGCCTGTCAACTTCTGCCCGGTGATCGGCATGGTGCAGAGAATCTTCAGCCGCTTCTGCTTCGTGGGTGCCTTACCTACAAGGCCAGCATACGACCGGATGGTGATGCGCCGGATCGTCTTGGGGGTGAACCAGAGTCTAGGTGCCATTGTCTTACCTCGGTATTGCAGATTGTGCTACCAGTCGTCTAGTGCTGCTACGGTGGGCATCGGCAAGTCTAACAACGACAACTGCCCGAGTGCCCGAATAAATATCTCTGTGCGGGGGTTCTCGCGGTCCCTCGCCTTGAATGCATGCAAGACCATCACTTTGTGGTCCGAGTCGATCGCCTCAGCCTTCACCAGCGCATCAAGTACACACTTCGCGTAGTTGTCGACATCCCCGCGTTCGTTCGGCCCCTGGTAGACCACGTAAGCTATCTCGTACGCATCGGCCGGCAGACGGCGCCCATCGTTGTACGCTGCTACCGTGCGCCACCAGGTCTTAGCCTCCTTCGCAGGGTAGGCGATCACCTGAGGCTTGCCGTGCATCGTGGCTACGCGGTAGCACATGTAGTGGTTCTGGCTCGGCGGGGTGAGGGGCACGATCAATTTCAATGCGCTCATGGCTGGCTTCCAGGCTTCTGGGCGTTGAGGATGGCCCCTTCAGTTATAGATAATGCCGCTCGTCCCATCGCGCCAGTTCCAGGGAACAAGTCCACTACCTCATCCCCGATCTGCACATTCAGCAGCTCGAGTATCCAGCGGCAGACCTTCTCAGGCTTAGCTCCGACCAACCCTTTCTTGAGTGTGATCGGCTCCACGATAAAGTCCTTCGGCGTCGTCTGCTTTCCGTTTTTCTCAGGTGGGGCGTGCTTATGGCCGTTGCTGGGATTCCTACCTCCACAGAAGATGATCGGTTCCCACGCATAGCAGGGCCGGACGCCCTTTTTGAAAGCGCAGAACGATTTGCACCACACAGCTATTCGCACTCCTGCTGGAAGCATTGGCATGATGATCGCCAAGGACGGAGCTGACGCCGATAGCGCCCATCCATCGGGAAACTCACGGCAAAGTCGAGCAATCAACTCCGCATGGTCAACCTCAGCGCAGAGAGGATCGTGCGAATAGTGACGCTTTGCTTGCCCAATATAGGGCGGATCTGCATAGGCAAACTTCACTGTTTCCCCTCCAACTCCGCAATCCTTCCCCGTAGGGCCGCTGGGGCACATGAATATCTGACGTTCGTTCTTCACCGCAAACGCGACAAGAATCTGTGCTCGTATGGTTGCCGTCTATGAAGACGTGTTTGCGACCATCGAAAGCGGCCTGGATGTTTTCTTGTTCCTTGCTCTTCTTGTGCGGCAACAGGAAGGCGGCTGGCTGCTAACCCCCATGCCTTCGATTCCGAGTGTTGGCTCGGTTCGATGATATTTGCATATCCCGGCCTATCGGCATCATCCCCGTAGACTACGTTCCATTTGCCGCGAATTATCTGCACGCACCGCGCATCCGGCCACACTTCCAACACTCTCTCTTTCGCTGTCTTATCTGCTGTCATCGGTTGAGTCCTCCCCGTTTGCAAATAGCCTTGGGCTTTCCTGTTCGTCGTAGATTCGTTTTCGCATCCACGAATACCGGCTGAGGCCAGTTCCATCAATCGAATCCGCACCTAGTTCCTCGAAATATTCAAACCGAGCCGGAGTATTTACGCGCCCTGCATGAACCCACTTGCCAAGGATCTTTGCGGCTCTAACTACGTCCGCAGCCGCCTTGCTCAACTTCCACGCCGTGCTGCCGCCAACGAACACAGCTGCGACACCATCCCACGGAATATGCATATCCTCAAGGCCGTCTTGAGCAACCAGTGCGATAGGCCATGCGGTCAACTTGTACCGCCATAGGTCGAAGCATTCTAGCGTCCTCCGGGCACTCGCTACCACGTCCGGCACGGCGACGAATCGGCAGAGGTGACGCCGGGGAAACTCCCGCTCCAACAGGGAAATGAACGCATCCGTACGGAATCCTGAGAACCCGCCATTGTCGATGCAGAAGTGCTCATCTGGGCGCTGTGGCGTAAATCGAGTGAGCGGAGTCAGCAACTGCTCGACCTTGCACCCAATCTCGCGCTCGGCCTCGTCTAAGTTGTGACTCGTATCCAGCATGGCAATCACGCTTTCGATTCCTCTCTCGCCATCTCTCACTCCACTTCTGCCCGGATTTGGGCCAACAGCATGTCAAGCGGGAGGTACCCATGTGCGGTTGCCTTCCTGTGGCCCTCCCACCTTGCGGCTCGTAGACAGAATCTACCGTTTTCAAGGTGGAAGCATGGAGGGCCACCGTTAGCGATTACCTGCCCCCAATCTGCGCCACTAGCGGCGGCAAGCCAAGCATCCATTTTCTTCTTCCTCACGGCTCTCTCGCGGGCATCAGTCATTGCGCGGTAACCTCGCTTTCTTAGCCTCTTCCTTCGTGTGGAACACCCTGCAACCCGGATAGCAGTCCCACCAGAGCTGCCCGTCCAGTGTGTACCCCTCGCCGTTTGGATAGAAAGGGTGACGATCCGGATGATAATGCCGTTCGCGTACCTTGGCGGGAGTGACTTTGTGGAGGTCCTTCACCCATACATTCTGGCCCCGCTTGAAACGGAATATTCCACGCGGCAGCGTGCTCTGAGTGGCTTGCCGTTTTTCATGAGGACATACATAACAGGCTGAAGTTCAATTCCTGCGTGGGCATTAGTTACGGCTCTCTCGCGGGGGGTCATGGGTGGGACTCCGGTTTGCCTAATGACATCGTGACCACGTTTTCACCTCGCGGAACCGCTTGTGTAGGGGACTCAACAACGCGCCTAATTGCATCACAAAAATTCATAGCCTCAAGATCGTTCATTGCGCAGTTGAACCCGTTGAGTTTATTACCGAAGCAAATCAGGACAGGGCCAGCGATGCTCCTTTGGACGCTTACCGTGATTCGGCTCATCCTCTACCTCCATTTCGTTCAAATCGGGAAAGCAATTCCCACCAGATCGCCGCTCCTGCTATCAGCATCGCTGCAAACCATTGATAGTCAGGCGTTTTGATTGCACAGTACAAAAACATCAATATAAGCGCGCGACAGATAAGCGTTCTCGGCATCTCACTTACCTCCATTCGTTGCGGACAGGAAAGCGGCGATCTTTCCTCTAGACTTGCCCTTTGGCATGTATCCCTGTTTCTCAAGAAGGGCGTCCAATTCGCGCAGCAACTCAATCGCGGTGGTCAGGTCGCATTGGAGGTCGATGGCGAGTTTGGTCATCCCGCTAACGTACGCGCTGGTAAGCCACTCCGCCATGATCCCCGGCAGGAAGTCTCCGGACTTGATTCCGGCCTCCCTTACAATCTCCGCCGCTGCTTTGCGTTCCTCTGGTGTGCTCACGGCTTCTCCTTGGTTGCGGGCTTGGGGATGGGCTTGTACCAGCAGTCCATGTAGAACGACCCTCCATAGCGCACCTGAGAACAGTGCACTGGACGCGGCCCCGCATACTGGAACGTCAGTAAGTGGCAAGCCTTGAGGATGGCGTCATAGGGCGCACCATCATGGCACTGGCTGGTAGTAGTCGTAAATCGGTAGTATTGCCACACGACTCCATTGAGGTCTGACGTGATCCATCCCTGAGTCGGCGTCACATCAACAGGCGCAGGACTCGCCGCCTTCTCTGGTTGCTTGGCTGTCTGCCCCAGCATCACTCCACTCAGCACCAGTGCGGCCCACGGTAAGGATAGGGGTTTCATTCGACGATCCTCCCCATATGCTCACAGACGCAGGGAATGCCGCCCTGGTTGGTGCAGAGGCCAATTTCCCGATAGTTCAAGACGCGCATCCCTCGAACACAACCGCACTCGTCCTGCGGAAACGCGAGATCGCGCATAACTCCGTCTGTCCATATCGCGGTTCCTTCAAACGCTTTGTACGGGCAATGCGTAACTTCAAACTGCATCGCCTTTTCTGGTGGAATAAACGGGCTCATCTCTACTCCCTCCCCTTCACTGCCAAAATGTCGGGCTTGCGACCCTTCCGGTGCATCTCTACGATGTGACATTGGAAACATCCGCCCGCCAGGTTAGCCCTACCCCACCCATGAACGCGCTTGGCCCTGAGGTGAACCAAGTGCCAGCGAATACGCACGTTGCCCTCGGACGGGTAGACTCGATTGTTGGGTGGGTGCGCCAGGTTCAACTCGCATCGGCCTCCTGTCTCGGCGTAGACCTGCGCACGGATCGCGGACTTCTCTGCCTTTGTGGGCTGGCCGCGGCGTGTGCCTGGGCGTATCTTGCGCACTGCAGTTCGGCGGATCACATCGGCCCCCACGGAACCTCTGGATGCTTCGCCCGGAACTTGACGCGCACTGCACGGACCTCGGCGGTCAGTTTGTCTGCCATGCGCTGCGCACGCTCAAACGAGAACGGCGCCACCAGAACGACGGCGATAAAGCGCAGGGATAGGAGAAAGAGGTTCATTTGCGCGCCCAGGCTGGCAAGTCTCGATCGGTGATTATCAGGTCGGGGTCTACATCCTCCACCGACTTGCGAAGTTGCTCCTTGAACTTCGGGGTCTGCATTTGCTCCCGAACCTGCTCAGGATTGCCGCAGCGGGCGAGTAGTTTCTGCACCACGGTCTCCGTCTCTTCGAGAAACCGCTCAACTCCATGTTCGATTTCCCCGATGCGCTTCTCGTCTCGGTAGATGCGGGGCGGGGTGAACAGTTGCAACTCCGGGTAGTTCTCGATGCGAGGGTCGTAACTGACAAAATCATTCCACTCGCGCTCCCAGCACACAATCTGCGTGAGGCACTGATCCTTGTGCTCCTCGGGAACGACGCCCTCCATCATCCACTCGACATGGGTGACGGTGTTCGGGCACTTCGCTTCGAATGTCCCATCGGTGCCTATCAACCCGTCAGGCGATGCCGCCAGGAGGTCAATCCTGGGATGGGTAGCGATGCCCACCTTCGAGTCCCGGCCGGCACAAGTCTCGACTTCGTTGCCGGAATGGATCTCGTAAGCCGCGCGAGCGTACTTCTCGTTGTCGGTGCCCCAGATCATTGCATCCGAAACGAAGTGATCGACGGAAAACCCAGTCAGGCGCTCGCAGACAATCTCGATCATGTACCGCTTGCGCTTCATAGTCGGCGTGCCCTTCTGGGTCAAGTCCATCACATCCTTGACGCGGGATGCAGTTACGCGGCCTACACGAAACGCCAACCACTCTGGAGTCTGCTGCTGAATCTGGTGGATCATGGCCTGCTCCTAGTAGTTGATCTTGGTGTGCGCAATGAGGTTATTGGCGAGGTCGGCGGTGATGTTGCCAGCCATCTCAATACTGAGTCCGCGCTCGATGAGACTGTTCTTGACCTCCCGGTGAATCTTGGCGCAGTGCCGCTTGCTGGCCTCACGCTTCTCGGTGGCGGCTTCCTCGGCCTTGAGTGCATCCTCGTGGATCTTCTTCTGCGCAGCAGTGGCACGCTCCCGCTCGGCAATGACGGCCGCATCATAGGCTTGCTTCGCTTTGACCGCCTTCTCCTCGGCTTCCTTCTCGCGGACTGCAGCCATCCGCTCAGATTCGACCCGCTGGGCCTCTGCCTGCTTCGCTTTGGCCTCCGCCTCAGCCTTCTCCAACTCGACGCGCTCAACGGCATTCCGTGCGACCTGCGCAGCCGCTTCCTCGCGTTGCTTGGCCTCCGCCTCGGCTTTCTCCTTCGCCTCGCGTGCAATGTGCTCCTCGCGCTCCTGCTGGTCACGCTTGGCCTGTTCTGCACGCAGCCGGGTCAACTCCTCCTGCTCGGCGTCGTACTTCTCCCGCTTGGCGATGGCGTCTTTGATCTGCCGGATCGTCACTGTCACGGTGGCGACTGCACGCGAATGGAACTCCTGCCAGTCGTAGGTGCTTGCCATGATGGCCGCAAGGCGGCTGTGCGCCATGCCTACGTCCCACACTGGATTGTTCCAGTTCAACTCGCAGACCGCGCCGGCGTCGACCAGTTCTTTGAGCGCAGCCTCATGGTTGGCGACGCGCTCCTTCTCTGCGTTCTCCCAGTCGGTTAGAGGCTTGCGTACTTCCTCCTGCAACTTCTCAAGCTCATCCCAGATGCGCCCGCCCTCGGAGTCGATGACCTTCAGGCGCTCTTTCTCGCCCGCAACCAACTTCTTGCGCTGCGAGTCGATGAACGTCTTCGACTTCGCCACCTTGTAGGCAAGCGATGCCAGAGCCTTGCGGTTAGCGTCGGTTGAGATGTCGAGGCAGGCAGCTTCTCGGCGTACCTCGGCACAGATGCGCTCGAGGATGGGGTCCAGCGTGCCGGGCTTGAACAGTTCCGCCGGGGTGATGGTTTCGATGCGTGCCAGTTCCGTCGTCATGCCGCTTCCTCCTGCAACTCAGCCTTGCGCTTCTCGTAGGCGGCAAGGATCGTATTCATTGCGTGCTTGTCGTTGAGCTTCTGGGCGGCCTTGTAGTTGCCTGCGTAGATGGTCTTCAACTCTTCCCGAGTCGCTGCGGCACCAATGTTATCGCAGGCGGCAACCAGTTCCTCATCGGCCATCGTGGGTTTCGGTTTGGGGCCGGCCGCGTTGCCATCGTCGTCGAGGTTGCCTTCCTCAGTCGCTGCGAGTCCGCACGCGCTCTCAAACGTGCATGCCTTGAGGTAGGTGATCGTCGATTTGATCTGCTGAATGGGGTTCTTCGCGCCCGACCCATCCGGCGCCGCCGTCATGGACACACTCTTCGAGTGCCCCTGGGAGTGGGTGATGGTGCAGGTGACAGTGACCACGCCGGTAGCCGATTGCGCGATGTCCCAGCCCGCACTCAGTCCGTTCTGGCTAAGGAAGGGGGTTACAGTCTTCACCAGATTGCCCAGCGAAGTGTACCGAGCCACCTTCTGCGCAGTTGTGTACTGGCTGTTGACCATATCCTTGGTCACAACCACGTTGCACGCCTTGAACGCGCTCATCGCCGCAACAAAGGCTTTCTCAGCATCCTTAGCCTCGATGCGGTCCTTGAGGTCGAGGAGTTGGTTGATCTGCTCGATGCTGGCCCCGCGCTCAACGGCCGCCTGGATCATGGACATTGGGGTTGCAGGGACAAGTTCAGTGGGCTGGACGGTTGCCAGTGCTGCGCCACCCTCCCCTGACTCAATGAGTTTCTGATTGCCGCTGGTGCGTTGCATTGCCATGGGTGAGGCTCCTTGTATTGCCGAGGGTGCTACTTGACGAAACAAATACTGCTGGGGGCCACCATACGTGGGGCCGGATAGGTGATAAATCCCAGCAGTTCGAGTGGCAGAGTGAAGTGCGGCGATATGCGGAGCTTGCTCACTTCGCTCCATTCGGCGGGAAGAGACGGAAGCGCACTTCCGCTGACAGGTTCCGGCCGTTTGCTGCGCCGGTTCGTTTCAACTCCTCGCGCTCCTCCTTCGAGAAGCGCACCGAAACTTGATTCAAGACTGGTTTCTTTATTGCCATGGATATTCCCTTCCTTTACTAACGGTTTTTGAGTACAGACTGCATGCGCTTCTCTTCGTTCCTGCGGTCCAGGTAGAAGCGGATTGCATCCCGGCTTACGCACACGATCACCACAAGGGCGATCCCCATGCAGCCGAGCGTAATCACCCAGCGTGCAAACTCAGCGAGAAACTGCGGATCCATCTCAGGCATTTGAAGCCTCCACTTCATCGCAAATCTGCTTTATGTTGTAGGCGAACCACGCATCGACCAGCAGCTCACGGAACGCCCAGTACTCCAAACTGGACTGGTGCCCGGCCAGTTCGATCGACATCTCCACCACATCCTCATAGGTCTCGCACTTGGTGGCAGCTTCAGCCGCAAGTGCCTTATTGTGGGCCTGCGCTTCTGCGGGTGGGAGCTTGATGAGGGTCTGTGTGACTGTGTAGTTTTTCACTGTGTTACCTCCCGGTTCGGCAAACCTTTCACAATCTGCTCCAGCCGTGCCCGCGCCTCATCCAGCACGCGGCCGGCATCCAGCGCATACTCATCTGCCCCACGCTTGCCCAACTCCGCAAGCCGGACAGCCTCATACGCTTGGCGTACCTGCTCGTCGTGGCTCATGCGCTCCGCTTCCAGTCGCCTGTTGCCAGGTCCATTGAATCGTTCGCGGAAGCCATCTTGCGGTCAGGCTCAACCAGGGGATATGCCATTGGCCGGCACTCCGGGCAAGACTTCGCAACCTGCTGGTAGCCGGCGAGGGAACGCCTGTCGGGGGTTCGCACAAGTACGATCCGGGTGTTGCCGCAACGCTTGCAATCCATAGATGGGCCTCCAGTCGTGCAAAACATACAATACACCCTCGCGCACTCTCCTGCAATACATAAAATACTTTGACATTTCCACAGGATGCAGCGTAGTTTCAATTTCATGGCACGAACTGGACGACCGCTTGGCCCCGAACGTCTCTACGCTGCAGAATTGGGCATCACACCCCGGCGCCTTCGTAGATTGGGAGGGTATAAACACCTGAAAAGCCTTACTGGTGATGCACTTGCCTGCCTGCTCAAGCCTGCCAACTACGGTAACTCGAAGACCATAGCAGAGGGTGGTTTAGCTGCACGAGGGATGGGGCAACGCCGTGTCAAGAAAAAGTTTTAGTAACATTCTTGATTCTGGATGTATGTGCATTTTTGCACATTTCCACAGAAAAAGTTTGACGCAGCGGGGGTTCTGCGCCTATGGTTGGAATCCTGTGCCGCCAAGGTATAGCCTCTTCGTCCTGCAGACGGAGTTGAAGCGCGAGACGAGCGGGTGACGGTCACACTCCACCTGATCCCGCCTCCGCGCAGTTTGGAGTGAGTGTGGCAGTGATCGACCCGGATGGCCTATTTCATGGCGAGCGATTAGCAGCTTGCAGTGATATGGCCCAACTCTATTGGCCCCGCTTCTTCATCGCCTCGAATGGCTACGCTAGGCTAGAACTATCTTATTCTGCAATGATTTCAAAAATATTCGGAAGCCTTCGGAAACCTCCGGAAGCGGATGAGGTTTGGGCTGTATTCGAAGAGTATGCGAAGAACTGCCTGGCGGTGCTCTACGAGCATGAGGGCGTGTGGTGGGCGCAATTCGACACGTCGCAGAAGTATCTACCCAGATTCAAGACGGTGCGCGACGAAAAGAGCCCAACTCCACCGTCAGGAATGATGGAAAGGCACCGCGTGGCATATTTGGCATGGAAAGCGTCTAACTCACTTGCAAATGAGTCATTTCGTAAATCCTCGGCAGATTTCGGAACATTTCTGCAGGGGAGGGGTGGGGTTGGTATAGGGGAAGGTATAGGGGATGGGGTAGGGAAGAAACCTTCTCGCGCAAAGAAACCGCGCGAGGTGCCCACTAAGACTGAACAGGCAAAGAGTCGGCACTCTGAGTTCAAAGGCGCTCTTGGGGAGTACTGGCAAGCCAAGAACCCCGGCGTGGAGATGCCCTGGGGGCCGGCTGAGGGCCGCAACCTCGAGATGTGGCTGCGTGAGTCACCGCAGACCACGGTGGAGCAATTCAAGGGGTTTCTGCGCAACAGGTTCCGCTCTGAGGTGAACCATGCGGAGCGACCGAGCCGGTGGATCAGTGGCATCACCAGCTACGCGGCAGGTCCCCTGAACAAGTTCAAGCAACCAATGGCAAATGGAGGCAGTAACGGCAATGGAAAACCCAACCGATCCGAAGAAATCGCAAACTCAACTCTCGAAGTCCTCGCCCGCCGCGGAATTGTGGCTACTCAGCCGGATAGCGGAGTCCGAACTATTGACGCAAGGCCCGAGCTTGACGCCGGACGCCCGCGAACTGATGCTCTCGCTCTGGTCCGAAACCTATGAGGCGATTGGGCAAGTGAGGTTCGAGGACGCCTTTCGCAATGCACTGGCGTCGACCACCTTCCGCGTGAGTATTGCCGAGATACGCCGCTTCGCTGGCCTGCGTGTGGATCCGCCGAAGGAGTTGGAAGCGCGTGCAGCGATGCGCTGGCTGATCGACCACATGCGCTACCACGGCAAGAAGTTCCGCAGCGCCTGGGCGAGCAAAGATGGCAAGCGGTGCATGCTGGCTGGGGGAGACCGTCCGAAGGACGCGGACCAGAACGCGACCCTGATCCCCTCTCCGGACCTGCCTGAGTCCACAGAGCGCACGCTGGCGGAGATTGGGTTCGGCAGCTTGCAGGCTGGGCTGGACTTCGTGTGGGGGCATCCTGGGATCGATAGCGTGCGGCCGAGTTATGAGTTCG